CTCCAAGTATAGGCATACTCATCGTTGTTACCCCACGCTTGATACGCTTCGCCTGTCATATCAAGATTACCACTAGCACATACTCCCATATTTTCATCTAATAAAGCATAGTAGAATCTAGCATACTTAAATAACTCTCCACCAATAGGGTAAAGATTAAAGATTGTTGCAGTTACTGATTTTCCGTTTATCCAACTTTGGATAGGAGAGATTTGTTTCATATTTTTTATTTTAGAATTGACTTAAAAAAGTATCTTTTGTTGGACATTGTAAAGCAGTAACCACACCTAATGCGGTTGTGTGTGCTGCTATATATGCTGAACTTGTTATTAATAAATTATCCCCTGTCGGAATAGCTACATCAACTGTATAGAATCCTGTTGCAGTTGCACCATCTCTTAATGCTGCTCCTGTTATTAATTGATTACCTGCGGTTGCCGCCCAAGTACTTGGCATATTATTTATTTTCTAGTTCTTTAATTCTTTGCTCTAATGCGTACACTTTTGCAACTAATACTTCACGATAAGATAGGCTTAACATATCATCACTACCTTTTGAAACCGCACTATCTAATATCCCAATAAAATCTTGAGCATAATAACCTAGTTCAACCTTTCCGTTTTTAGTGTAAAGTTTAGGGGTTATTGATGCTATGCCTTTTGTTTGGTAGTTATCTTGGATAAGTGTTTTTAATCTGCTATCGGAACTTTCAAAGAATGATGTTGCGGTAACTGAACTTGAAAAGGTAGCTGCACCTGTGTTAGATATACGCAATCTTTCGGAAGTAGTAACGGTAGTACCACTTGTTCCCGATGCTGCATTATTAAATGTAATAGCGCCATCCGAATCAAGAATAATACGAGATGCACCATTTGTTGATATGTATTTATATGCAGTACCATCATAATAAAGATTGCTACTCAATTGAGCAAAAGCACCTCCATTTGTAATTAATGATGCATAACCTACTTGTAGAACATTAGGAAAAGTTGCTGAACTCCAAGCTGATGGTGTAACTCCTATGCCTACTTGACCTCCACTTGTAATACGCATTCTTTCGGTAGCATTGGTATTAAAAAGCATATTATAAGAATCTTGCACAGTAAGTAGAAAATCTCTACCTGATGCTTGTATTCTATTATTAGTACCATCCCATTGACCAAACTGCATATTTCCTGTGGTAGAACTTTGTATTCTAAATGCAGGGTCTGCTCCGTATAAATGCAATAAACCTGTTGGCGATGTAGTTCCTATACCTACATTGCCATCTCCTCTAACTCTAAAATATTCAGTACCACTATAATTATGTACTCTAAATGAATCATCACTTGAATTTGTACCTGCAAATATTCCTATTCCATAAGAACTACCTGTAGTTGAACTACCATTTACTCTTGTAGCAAAAGAACCAGCAGTTCCATTAATTGTTACTGTGTTTCCTGAAGTAGCGGCAGAGAATGTAGCTGCTCCTGTGGATGCTATGGTAAGAGCAACAGCAGGATTTGAAGCATATGCTTTAGTAAAAAATCTCATTTGAGTAGATGAAACATCACCCATACTTGCTACAAAGTCAGCACTTCTTAAATATGGATTACCTGCAACTGCATAATATTGGTTTAAAATAAGACCATCCCCATCTGAAGTAGAATAGCTTTTTAATGTAGCAGTTCCATCAGTTGAATATACTCTTAATTGATTTTGACTTGTAGATGAAACACTAAACCTTCCTGTACCATTAACATCTAGCTTGTATAAAGAAGGGTTAGTAGTATAGCCAATAGAAGTATTTGCATTTGAATCAATCAACATTGCAATAGCATTATTTACATCAAATCTCATTGTATTTGTTGATAAATAATATATTGCACCAAATGGAGAACCTGCCCTATAAAAACTAATTCCCGAATTACTTGATGTACCTGCATCAATAGTAAAAAATGAAGCACTACTTGAAGCTATATGTAATAATGTGCTTGGTGTAGCAATTCCTAATCCCAAACTCCCTGCTGCCGTTAAGGTCATTGCTTGGGTAAAGGTTATAGCGTTACCTGCCGTTCCTGAAGGAGCTATTTGCCAAACGTGGTTACCTTCTAATTGATAATATCTTGTAGCTTGTTTAGTATTTATATACCTATCTGTTGAACCATCAAAAAATGCATTTGCAGATAAAAACATACCACTTGTCGCAGTATTTGAAGATAAACAAGCAGCTACTACTTGTAATGCATTTACTCCACTCCACGCACTCGGTGTAACTCCTAATCCTAAATTGCCTGAAGATGTAAGTAACATCCTATTTGCTCCACCTGAAACAAATTGAATACCACCACCTGCTACAAAATAATATCCTGCATCACTAACACCAAAATCAGATAACTGCCCTAATTGATTAGAAATAAAACCTGTTGATTTTACATATCTATTAGCATTACCATCAGTTTGTATATTACCTGCAACTGAAATAGCTCCACCACTTTCACTAATAATACTATTCCCTATTGTACTTGCACCTGTAAATTTAGGTAGGTAGTTGGTAGTTCCTGTTCCTGTTACAGGATTAGTTAAAGCACTTTGCTTATTGTTAAATGTTGTCCAATCGGCACTTGATAATGCCCCACGATTCGTTGCACTTGCAGTTGGTACATTTAAAGTAATTACAGGAGTTGTTGTACTTGTTGCAACTGTTGAACTTAAATCCGTTCCACTTGTACCTATTGTTAAAGCAGCTACGCTTGTAACTGTTCCTACACCACTACCACCAACTAAAGCTATTGTTCCACTTGCATCAGGTAGCGTGTAAGTTCTATCAGTATTATTAGTTAATGAACTTAATTCAAAAATTGCTGATTTGTAATTTGTACCATCTACATCCGAAATAAATACATATTTTCTTGCATTTGCATTAATACTATTATAACCTACAACATTACCAAGAAATGTAGTGCCTTGTTTAAGTATTAAATAACCACTTAAAGTTCCACTACCACGAGCAACATATCCTACTGAATCTATACCCGATGCAGTTAATGTATAAATACCTAAATTAACATCAGCAGTAGCACCTGTATATGGAACATATCCCGTTAAAGCACTTCCATAATTAGGAACATTCAAAACATTAGCTATTAATGTAGCTACACCACTTGTCCCTATAGTAGTTAATGAACCTAAAAGTCCGCTAGTACCACTCGTTCCCGCAGTACCACTAGTACCCGCTGTACCACTTGTTCCTGAAGAACCGCTTGTTCCACTTGAACCACTTGTCCCACTAGAGCCAGAAGTACCTGTAGTACCCGAAGAACCACTTGTTCCATTAATACCGCTTGTTCCACTAGTTCCCGTTGTTCCTGCTGTTCCGCTACTTCCACTAGTTCCTGAACTACCCGATGTTCCTGTTGTTCCGCTAGAACCTGAAGTGCCTGAAAGACCACTTGTTCCGCTAGAACCTGATAAACCTGAAGTGCCTGATGTACCACTTAAGCCGCTAGTACCACTAGTTCCCGAAGTACCACCCGTTCCATTTGTGCCGCTTGTTCCTGAAGTTCCCGAAGAACCGCTAGAACCACTTAAGCCACTAGTACCAGAGCTTCCGCTAGTTCCCGTAGTTCCTGAAGAACCGCTAGTTCCTGTTGAACCTGAAGTACCTGAAGTTCCACCTGTACCATTTGTACCACTTGTACCGCTAGTTCCTGAAGAACCGCTTGTTCCAGTAGTTCCTGATGTGCCGCTTAAACCACTTGTACCCGAAGTACCAGTAGTACCGCTTGTGCCAGATGTACCACTTAATCCTGAAGTTCCCGATGTGCCACTTAATCCACTTGTTCCAGAGGTTCCTGAAGAACCATCACCACCACTAGCACCATCTAGGTTAACTGTCCATGCAGAATAAGTTCCACTACCTACAGTTCTTGTTGGAGCTGCAAATTGCAAAGCACCTGTTCCACTATTATATGAAATAACCTCGCACTCTTGGAAGTTTAAAGCATTATAAACTACGATTATTGATTGAGCAGGAGAGTAAGCCAACCCTGTTCCAACTGTTAAAGTTCCTGCATTACCAAGAGTAAAAGTTGTTGTTGATGTTGTATAATATTTATCTCCTGAATATCCTGATGTACCGCTAGTGCCACTAGTTCCTGAAGTACCAGAAGTACCAGAGCTACCAGATGAACCAGCACTACCGCTTGTTCCTGAAGTTGTACCTACAGCTATACCAATTTGTTTTATGTTGGTAATTATTGATGGTGCTGCTGGTATCGTTCCTGTTGCTGCTACTGCTGTTACTTGTACATCAGAGGCATTTGCTTCAAAATAAACTTGGTAATAATCATTAGCATTTGCACTATCTATAATAGAAACAAATGGTAATTGTTTTGCACTTTGGCTTCTTAAACCTAAAATAGAATCAGTTCTAATAATATTAGTACCATTTTTCCTTAACCAAATATTAACATCTGCACCTCCACCACCTGTATGTTCAATTTGTAATGAATATGCAATTTCATAGATACCAGTATGTTGAACAGTAAGTTGTGAACCACTGAAAACAATACCATTACTATATTCATCATTTGTGTATGTGATTGCTGTTGGTGTATTTGCCGCTGTAACCACTTGAGTAGCTGTACTTGTAAACGCACCATACCAGTTAGCAATTGAAGCTCCTGAAGAACCATCTATACCATTACGACCTGATGTACCCGCTGTTCCTGCTGTACCACTTGTACCAGCACTTCCATTTGTTCCTGAAGTTCCTGAACTACCTGATGTACCACTTGTGCCGCTTGTTCCAGTCGTTCCTGAAGTGCCAGAGGTTCCGCTAGTACCACTAATTCCTGCTGTACCCGAAGTGCCGCTTGTTCCGTTCGTTCCGTTAGCACCTGAAGTGCCAGAGGTTCCCGAAATGCCGCTTGTTCCACTTGAACCATTAACGCCGCTTGTTCCATTTGTACCATTTAATCCGCTTGTTCCTGAACTGCCACTAGTACCTGTTGTTCCTGAAGTTCCTGTTGTACCACTCGTTCCGCTTGAACCTGAAGTTCCGCTTGAACCAGAAGTACCTGTTGTTCCAGATGTGCCACCTGTTCCGTTTGTTCCACTTGTTCCGGAAGTTCCTGTTGTACCTGAAGTTCCAGAACTACCACTAGTACCACTGCTTCCAGATGTTCCCGTAGTTCCACTTGTTCCACTTGTTGCTGAAGTTCCAGATGTTCCGCTGCTCCCAGATGTGCCTGAAGTTCCTGTTGTTCCAGATGTGCCTGAAGTTCCGCTAGTTCCACTTGTACCTGTTGTTCCAGATGTTCCCGATGTTCCCGTTGTTCCACTTGTGCCTGTCGTTCCACTTGTTCCACGTGTTCCACTAGTGCCAGAAGTTCCTGTAGTACCACTAGTTCCTGTAGTACCAGAAGTACTTGAACTGCCAGAGCTACCAGAGCTACCGCTCGTCCCAGAACTTCCTGAAGTTCCTATAGTTCCTGAAGTATCGGCTGACACAATACCATTAACGGCAACTAAAACTCCGTTTTCATTTCTTATTTTTATATCCCCCGTAATGAGTGATTGAATAGCCATTTAAATTTTTTTTCTTAATAAACTAAAATTCTAACAAATTCTCCAGTTTGAAAAGGAACAGTAGATGCAACTGTTAATGTACCCGTTGTGCTATCCCATTTAATATCATTTCCTGTAGGTGTGCCATTAAATATAATTTCACCAACACCTTGACCACCACGAGTGGCGGAAAGTAGTGATTTATTAATTCCTTGTGAAAATGTTATTGAAGTATTTCCAGTACCTGCGTATTGTCCTAATGGTATTGGAACTAATGCACCACCTGATGCCGGATTGACAACGATACCACCTGTACCAATTAACCCTTCTGCTTCATAAGCATACCCACCACACATTCCGTAAACATAATTAGTAAAACCATTTATATTTATTCCTGTATAACTATTAGAATATACCCACTGAAGCAAATAAACTTCTGTAGATAATTTTTTAGGTAAATTTAAATCATTTTCTTGTTGGTTTTCAATAGCCTTAATCATCAATGATATTGAAACCTTCGCTATCTCTATAACATCTGCTGTACTTGGCATTAGAATACAAGTTTAGGATTGTCAATAATGAATTTCGCTTTATTTAAAGATAATTGAGCAATTGTTATACCGGCTCCTAATGATATAGCATCATCTGCCGCTCTAATATATGTTGTTAATGCAAATTTTGTTGATAACCAATTATCGCCATCTAATAAAGATGGACTTGAAACTTGAGCTTTAGATAATTTTACATCATATATTTTTGCGTAAGTTGAAAAACCATAATCAACTGTTTTACTATGTAACACAAGGTAATCTCCAATTGTAGAAGTAACACTTCCCCATTCTACGGTAATAGTTAATGCGTAATCTTTATCAAGAACATCATAACTAATTATATTACCAGTTGCTAAAGGGAATAGTTCATAATTCGTAGTTGTTCCTTCTTCAACAAGATATGTTCCATCTGATTTTCGCATATATACTCTCCTGCTTGTAATGGCTGCGTCTGTACCGGTGCTTGTATCCGTAATCACAATCAAATTAGGTACTGAAATATATTGCGTTGCGGTAAAATTTTCTATAAATGGCATAATATAACTTTTATCAAAAATACCAAAAAATAATAGTATTATAAATAAAAAGCTCCTACTTTTTTTTAAGTAAGAGCTTTCTTGTAAATAATTAAATTAATTCTATACCACTTCTGGTTCAGTTAATTGTTTATTAATATTATCTAAAACTTGTTTACCATTCTTTGCAGAATTAATAAATTGAGTTAAAGCTTCTGTAACATTTCCTCTTTCCTCTTTTGATATAGTAGTTATTTCTTGAGAACCAAGACTAACCTTTCCTGTTGCAATATCAAATTTAAGAACATCGGTATCTAATGCTTTTCTAATAGAAGCCTTAATTGGTTTATTAGGGTCATTATAAACTTTTAAAAACTCTTCAGGTTTGGTACGAGCTAAATCAGCTACTTGAGCTAAAATAACTTCATCATCAGTAAATTCATTCCAATTCAATGATGCACCAATTTGACGAGCTTCGGCAGGTTTTAATTTAGTAACAATATTAATTGCCTCTTTTAATGTATTAAAGCCAGTCATAACCTTTTGGCTTGTAGCTTTTTGGTTGATTACCTTGCACATAGGAATTTTGCTTTTATCTCTTCCGGCTTCTCCTAAAATACTATCTTGATTCCAATTTGAAATCATTAAAAATTCATATAATTCTTCATCTTTTTGATTTCCACCTGTTAGTGAAAATTTACCTCCAAATTTAAAATCCCCAGAGCCATCACTAATTCCGGGCATAAAAAATCTTTCCAAAGGATTACCATCTCTATCCCATGAATCAGCAACTACGATATCTACCCAAGAACTTCCTTCTTTTATATAAGGGTCTTTAACTCTATCTCTTAAAGGAATATTTGCTTTAGGATAAAGCATAGGGCTTTTTTGTCTTTCTTTTTCATCAGGGTCATTATTTTTTTGACCGGTAAGCATTTCAAAAGTGATTGTTTGACCAACTTCCAATTCAGGAATTTGCTTTTTTAATTCCTCTGAAATTGCGTTGAATTTTCCAACTACTTGCATATTGTGTGTTTTTTATTATAAAAATAAAGGGCGGCTTTTTACACCGCCCCTTTTAGTTTGTATTAAGATAATACTTGTTGACGCAAGAAATGTTGAACACCTAAACACTCAAGACCTTGAGCAGTTGTCCAAGAACAAGTCCAGTTCATCGCATCTCCGTTAGGATTAACAGGAGATAATGCTCCTGTATGGATTTCACCAATCATGTCATTACCATACTTGGTTTGTGCAGGTACGTATCTTACACGCATTGCTGAATCATAACCACCGCCTTCAACTTTAACTCTATTGTTATAAGGAATGTAGTAAACACTCTTATTGATAGTAGTTTGGCTGAATAATACCGGTTGGTCTTGAATTGGCATTGTCATGTAATGTAAATCAAATCCGCCGTAGCTAACTTTATCTACAGTTAAATCTAATTCTTTACCATCAACAACGATACGAACTGATTGAACACCAGAAGAACCTAAAGCCTTCCAATATGTATCATGCGCACGCTTTGCAGCAGAAGAACCAAATACTAAATAATCTTTAGGAGAACGTTGAGAAATCAACACATCCAAAGCGTTATTAATATTTGTTTGTTGAACTGTACCTAAAGTACCATTTACCAATGTAGAACCGTACATTTCAATGTATTTGTTTAAACCACGAGTAGTTTGAACTGCTCCACCACCATCGGTAGCATCGCTATTACCATCTGTTAAGATTGGGTTTGTATCACTGAAAGTAGTAACTGACATATCACCTGCGATATAAGCAGCATTGATTTGTCCTTTTAAACGGATTGCTTTCTCTAAATGGTCTTTAACGATAAACTTGTTTTGTCCGTTAAATTCAACCTCGATTGTAGCAGCGTTTTGTACGTCTGTAATTTTAGAGATTTCTCTAAAGATTTGATACTTGTTAGTGTAACGAGTCAAGCCGAAACGTAAGTTTGTTTGAGAAATTGAATTCTCACCAACAGCTACAGAGAATAAAGATAATTTATCTCCAGCAGTCAAAGTAGCATTAGCTCCAGAAACTGTCTTAATGTAAACTGTATCAACACCTGAAGTAGATACTACGTTTGTAACGATTGCAGAAATAGCACCAGTAGGAACTAACACTAAATCATCTTTACGAGCTTGACCTGAAGTCGCTGCTGTACAAGTGAAGTTTAATGAAGTTGTACCTGTACCATTAACTGTTCCACCTGTTGTATCTAACAATTTGAATAAACTTTCGTTTACAAATGTGTAGTACAAAGGTTGACCTGTTGCGATTGGTTTTTTTCTATCTCCCAACCATAAAATATCAGTTAACGCATCTTCGTTTTGGATGTCTGTAACTAATTTGTTAATCTCTCTCGTGTCAAGTACTGGGTCAATAGCACTGACGTAGGATTTGGTTATATTACCAATATTGTTTGCCATTTTTTTTGGTTTTAAAAAGTAAAATAATTTTTTACCTGCCTAGTGTGCTTACTTTAGCTCTTGTTTTAATAGCTTCAGAAAACGATTCATTGGGTTGGGCAGGTGTATTACCTATTGGTCTTCGTGCGTTCTGCCCTTCTTCCACAATAGCTTTCAGCCCCAATGATTTACCATAGTTCACTAAATCTCTCTCATAGTTTGGATTCATTGCCACTAATGCAATTTTTTGCAATTTAGCGACATCTGGAATAAGCTTGCTCACATCTGCCTCTTGCGGATTTACTGATATTGCTCTTTGCCATTTTTCCGAATCTAACGCTACTGACATTAGATTTTCAGGTTTATCAATGTTAAAATTGAATTTACCATTATCACCCAAATCAATAGCAACTCTCTTGCTTTGATATAAGTTTTTAGTGGCTTCATGTTCCTGAAAAAATTGAATAATCTTTTGTGATTGGTCTATTTCTAACTTCCGCTGCTCCTCATACATTGCCTGTGTATTTGCCTCTTGCATTCTTGCAGGCTCTGGTATTTGGAACTGCCTCTGTTCGGTAACTCTTTTTTGTCTTACAAGTTCTGCGTCTGCTTCCAATTGAATTAATCCAACTTCTCTGTCGTCATCAGATGCCATGTCAGATTGCTTGTATTTAGCCTGATATAGCCTCTCAACTTTATCTTCAGTTAGATGTGGGTATTGCGACTTTAATTCATCTAAAATCAAATCCTGATGCGATACAGTATCCCAATCAAACGCTCTTGCTTCTAAATATTTATATGCATCTCCTCCATTCTTTCTATACTCTGCGAATTCAGCTAAAAAATCATCATATCCTAATTCTTTTAAAATATCTTTTGGATTTGCTTTTTTTAACTCTTCTTTCCAATCCGAAATTACGGCACTTGCTGAATTGGATTCTACTTCTTCTTCTCCATCAAGTGATGGCATTGAGAAAGATGATGCGTTATCTTCAAGTGGCGCATTATCAACTGACTCATTTTGAACATTTTGCGGTTCTACTAACGGTTCTCCTTCGGATTGAAAGTTATTACTTTCAGCCTCTCTGTAATCTTCTACGCTTGGGATACCCGTGCTAGCTTTGTAAACCGGTTTTGCTTCTTCCTGTGTTGATTGTTGATTTTGTTCTTCTGACATATTTGTGTTTTTCGTTACGAAATTATATAAATTAAATTAAATAAAAAAATTTAAGGAACATCGTTGATATGTTGGTCAAATTCTAATATTTCTTTAGTTGCTTCAGCTGTTGCATATTTTGCAAGTAAATCACCATAATGACCTACCGCCTTTCTTTGTATTTCTAAAAATTGAAGTAAGAATTGTCCTACAACGCAATCCTCATCTTCTGCCATTTTGTAAAATTCTTTATATTTATTGTAAACCTCAAGCTCCATTTCATAACCTATTTCCAAAGATTCTCCAATAGTTTTTACTTTATCTTTAATAGCTTCTATTGAAGGCATATCAGCGCAATCACCCATATCATTTTGAAACTCAACATGAATTTGGTAATGTGTTAATTCTTCTTCGCTTTCTGCCAAGAAATACTTTTGTGTACCAAAAAAACCATATCGTTGCATTTGGTTAGCCAAAGCCTTCCAAAGATTAGATTGATATAATTCTAAATATAACGCCTCTTGCAAGACGCTTTTCATACTTTTCGATAATAAAGATTTTACCATTTTATTTTGTTTTGGATGTCATTGTTTGTACTTGCTTCTTGTCGCTTACCGCTATTCTAGCATCTGCTGCTATTCTTTGAGCAATAACTTTTGCTTCTTTTTGTATTTCAGCTTCTTGAATATCTTTATCCTTCTTACCCATTTGAATAATATATTCCCATTGTTTTTCAGCGTTAATTTTAGCTATATCTGCATTTAATTGGTCTTGCAATGTGATACGCTTTTCTTGTTCAGCTGTTTGAACTGCCATTGCATTACCTTGAGAAGCTTCTCTTACTTTCTGTAATTCGTATTCTTGCATCTTCTCTCTACGCTTCTTAATCTTATATGCAAGTATCATTGATGCCATTTTTAAATTACGGCAACTCATTACAAGTATTTTATCTTCAGGCTCAATTAATCCTTGAGAATCTCTAATATTTAACTCTTGTATTAATTGCTGTCTTTCGTAATCAGATGGGCTATCTTCAATAAATATACCAAATTCATGAATAGACAAGTCAGGATTAATTTGGAAAAATTTAACAGTTTCCGTACCTAACGCTCTACCATAACCTTCTACCTTACCTAATTTAACAGCTATCTGTACTTTTGCAACAATAGCATCTGCAACATTTTGCACCAATTGCTTGTCAGCAAAGCTTAACAAGTATAAAGCATTATTAGTACTTTCCATTGCAGCATTTGCAACTGGAACTAACGTTTTTGCATTTGGAGTAGAGCCATCTGTCAATTCATTTAATCCTGATATTTGACGCATCATATCAATAGTATTTTGCAACTCTTGATACAATTGGCTAAATACAGCTAATTGTCCTGAAGCTTCAATGCTTACCGGCTTATAGTTTGGATTTTGACTTAATAAATCTGTTGAACGATAAGGAACAACAAAATTAGAAAATATAAAATCCATAACCTTTGTTGGGTTCATCTTATCTCCACCTCCTCCAAAATCAACACCTTCTAATGCGTTTAAATCTATATTTATTAAATACGGAATTAATTTGTTAGACATATTTTGAAGCCTAAACCAAGCTAAACATGCTTTATCTTCTAAAGGAATCAATCTTTCTGTAATACCTGCAAAACGCATCTTATAGAAATTCCATGAGTATAATTGGATGTTTAATTTTGTATCCCACCAAGACGAAGGTTGTCTAATTTGATTTTCAGACATACCCCAATCATACATATAATCAGTTTGAATTAACCATTTGCACTTATAAACAACCTTTTTAGTAACAGGCATATATACAGGCTCGGCTTGCCCTTTACTCTTTGAGTCAACTAAACTAGGCACAGACCCTGCGTAGTCAAATTTTTCAATTGTTCCCTTCTCATTAACCGCCAAGTCCATTTTGCTTGAATCCTGATACTTTGTTTTACCAAAACGAGCATTGCCTCTGTTATCTACTTCTTCTTTATAAGTGTAATCATTCCATGATAGGAATTCAAAATCTAAAATAAGCACCTTAAAACGATTCCAATACTTTGAATAGTCTGTGCCATACATAAAATTAGATGGGTTACCAAAACGTCCGGCTACAGATTGAACTATCAAATTTAATTGGTCGGGGGAAAAATAAGGTGCTAGGTCCCCTACATATACTTCTCTAACTTCTCCAAAATGTACCAAATCGGAAAAGTCATTTTTTGCGCAATACGATAATACTAAATTTTCGGGATTAATATCTCTTACATTTACAGCACCATTCTCATCTATATATTCAGTATATCCACCAATACCAAAATCAAATAAATTTTCAAGAGTTCTTTTTCTTTTTTCGTCAAATTTATTTTTATACATTGTCAAAGCAATAGCACATTCTGCTTCCATTGCCATAACATGTTTGTAACCAAATTGTTGTTCCATCAACAACTGCTCCATATCTTCAGGCTCACCTTCCATTGGTTTTAACACAGGGCTATTAGCTAATTCTTCATTACCCGCCTTCATTGCAGCTTCACGCATCATCACCTTAACTTTCATTTCATTAAAGCGTTCATCTTCTTCACTTTTAGCTAAAGGGTCAACTGCAAACGCTTGCAAATCATAACGCCTTTGAACAAGTTTTGAAATAGCTATCTCTCTATACTTTGTTAAAAATGATGGCGGAGTCCAATCTGTATTAAGCCATGTTTTATCTGTTTGCTCATCTACATTTAAAAGTTTTTTATACTTTGAAGTACTTTGTCTTCCTAATGCATACTCTTTAATTTCATTCATTTTAGATTGACCAAAATTCAACATATTATTTGGCACATAACCACGGGAATCACCCCATGCCGCTTTGCAATATTGAAGTATCCAATCATATCCCTTTTCCCTTGGGTCAATCTGTTGATTAGGGTATGTATTTGTAGCTTGTTGCATTAACTAAATAAAATTTATTACCAAAATTAATTAAAAGTAAATAAAAAAAACAAAATATATTTATTAATTAAATTAATATAATTCTCTACCTATCAAAAGGTCATCGTAATTCATTTCCATTTTTGTATTATAAGAAAATCCATTGTGCTGAATTGCTATAAAAGGACTAGATACATAATACTTTCCAAGACCTGCCAATGCCCTGTCAATGTGAGCATCATCCGGTAAGGAGAGGTAAGTTTCATAGAATTTTTTATTTACAATATAACAATGAAATCCGGAAAACTCTTTTACTGAATTATCCTCCAAGATTTCCCCTAAATAAATACCACTTAAATATACATCAAAATCTTTAGGTTTATGCTCTAAAAAATAAGAAAAACTATTTTTGTTAGTAAAATGAACATCATCTTCCATTACGCATATTTCAGGTAAATCATTATCTAATGCATATCTAATGCATTGCTTGTGCGCTAAATTTATAGACTTTTTGACTGAATAACTATCGTGAACTGCCGGAAAAAATTTAAAATCCTTTATGCCTTGAGTCTTAAATTCCTGCATTAACATATCAAATCTAGTATGTGAATCAAAATTATGAATTACTGCTATCTGCATTTAAAATGTTTTTAATCTTGTTAAAAGCTCCTTCGTATGTATAATATTCATTGTATATCTCCTTGATTTTTAACTGCTTATCTACTATTTGTAAATCAGTGTAGCTTTTTAAAATTTCTTCTATTTTATTTGAATCCCTTTCTTCTATTATAATGCCGTAGTTTTCAAAATTAGCATCAAAACAACTAATAAATTCATCCGATATATATACGGGGATAGTTTCGTATTGCATACATTCCCCTATTCTAAAGCTATTTAATCCATATCCTCTTGGACATAATCCAAATAATGAATGAGAAATTATATCACAAAAATCCTGTATGTTATGCACTTTGTCGGAAACATAATAATCCCTATTTTTTATATTAAATACATTTTCCCTAATTGGATGTGTATGCGTCCCAATGAAAGATGCAAATATTGACTTCTTCCCATTCCACTTGTACGAGTGTGGCTTACACAATAAAGGTATTTCCACCCCTGTTTTTTTACTCATACTAAAGACCAAGATATCCAAATCTTTAAAATCAGTCATCACCCCGTCATCGTATTGGCAAATAGTCCAATATTTCAAATCTTTAGGTAACTTATCTACATAGTCTTGTAATTGCTTTCTTGCTATGGGGTTATTCCCGTAATTGTTATTTACATGATATGCTGTCCATTGAATTGGGAGGTATTGCCTTTCTGTGTTTGCGATATGCTCGTGTGAAACCCAATCTTCAAATATAATATCATTTTCCCAAGGGTATATTGTGTTTATTGTGGGAGTAAATTCTTCTGGTATATGTATCATATTTTGTATTTACGGATATATAGTGCATCTGTCCATGTTTCAGCTACCCATTCCCCCGTTTCAACCCTCTCAAATCCCCTTTGTAACATAAAATAATCAAGCTCCTCTATCAACATACACCCTTTATAGGTTTCCTTTTTATTTACCTCAAGCAATGCGTAGTCAATATTTTTAATCAATTCTCCCATTCCTTCTATTGCCAAATGCTCTGCCCCTTGCAAGTCTACATTTAGAAAATTAATAGTAGATACATCTACATCTTTTAATAGCGTATCTACTCTTTGTGTTTTCATAGCTATTTGCTCTACATAATGCACTTCAGGATGAATCAATGCATGAACGCCCAATTCTAAAATTGATGAACTTTGGCTTTCATTATTTGACACATTAAATATCACATCGCTACCATCTACATTACTTAAACAAGCATTATAAGCTGTTTGTTGTGGGTATGATTTTATATTTTGCTGAAGGTCTAAATAAACTTTAGGTATAGCTTCTACCCAAATTACCCAACCTTTACAATAGGTGTCATAGGCATTTCTTTCTTGTCCTGTGGAAGCCCCTAAATGCAATACTCCCTTTATATCCAATTTGTGTTTTTCGACTAGGTAGTCAAATGATATCATCATATGCCTTTGCTTTTATATTGATTTACTTCTGCACTTACCCAATGGTATAACTTCTCCATTCCCTTTTTTAAAGATTGAGTAGGTCGCCAACTCGTTACTTCGTGTATTAATTCATTGTTAGAGTTTCTACCTCTAACACCTAATGCATTTGATGATACATTTTTAATTGATAATTTCTTTCCCGATATCTCAATAACCATTTTAGCCAAGTCGTTAATAGAAATCATTTCATCAGAACCTATATTTACCGGATAAACATATTCGCTATCCATTAATTTTCTAATACCATCTAAACATTCATCAATATATAAGAAACTTCTTTGCTGTAATCCATCTCCAAATATTTCTATTTCGGTATCTGCTTCTGCAACTTTTCTACATACAGCAGCCGGAGCTTTTTCCCTGCCGCCTTTGTAAGTACATTCTGGAGAAAATATATTGTGAAATCTACCTATTCTAATATCTAAACCTTTATTCCTTCTAAATGAATCGTAAACTTGCTCTGATATTAGCTTCTCTATACCATAAACACTATCAGGTTTACCATCCCAAGCTGTATTTTCTTTCAAAGATGCACTATTCAAATCCTCTTGTAATCTTTCCGAATAAGCGCAAGCACTAGAAGAAAAAAATAATTTCTTTACGCTAAATTCTGACGCTTTCTTTGCTACATTTAAATTCATTATAGTTGAATCGTATATAATATCAGCATCATTATCTCCTGTAAATACATATAAAGCGCCACCCATTTGAGCAGCTAACATATAAACCTCATCAAAACTACCAACCTTGTCAAAGATGCTAGTTTGATTTGGCGCATATAATGCTTTCGAAACTTCGCTTATATTTCTTAAATCAGCTATCAAAACATCATTTGCGGTTGACTCTGAAAATTCAGGAAACTTAATGTCTACTGAACGAACCCAAAAACCTTCTTTCTTTAGTCTGTTTACAAGTTGCATACCTATCATCCCGTGTCCACCTAATACACATGCTGTTTTCATAATTATTTATTTAATTTTAAATACCATTGCTTTTTAAACCACCATAAACCCCATTCATTTAAAGTATCTTCAGAATGTAACACAATTTCTGGATTAAAACTTTGCTCGTTAACATCATCTCTTACAAATGCTTTCGGAACAATTTCATCAACCGCTTTTCTTACATCAGAAGCATTGTAATCATGCCCTGCTAATATACTTTCGTCTTTTACTTTTGGATACCAAGCTTTTATTTCTTTTTTTGTATCATCGTAAGTATGTGACGAATCAATAAAGCAAAAATCAAGGTAACCATCATTGAATAATTTTACTGCTTCTAAACTTGCAAACGGAACTACTTCAATAAACTCTCCTAAACCGCTTTTTATAATATTTTGGTAAATAGTCTTCATTTGCAGATAACCACCATAATCCATGTTATCTACCATATACAACTTAAATTTCTTGCCAAGCCTATTTATTTCTTGTGCTAGGTAAATGGCACTATCGCCATCAGCAACACCAACTTCACAAACTTTGCAATCATCTGGAAGCTCTTTTGCAATCCTTTGATAGAAATGCTGAAAATCAAACATAGTTAATTGAATCATAATTTTATCCATTCAGGGTTTACAATATCGCTTGTATCTAATCCGCACCATCCTGCGCTAAACCAAAATTGCGGGAATATTACTTTTTTATTTTCGTTTCTATTTAAATAAGCTCCCCACCATGAAAATGTTGAAGGCGAACATATTTGATGCTCACACCAACTCATTTCTATTAAATCACTTTGTTCATCTGTGTTTCCGGAATACTCGCAATCATTTCTATGCTTAAACGCATCCATACACCAAGCAATGTCATCAGAAAAAAACTTGAATTTATAATCAGGAAACATAGCCATAGCTTTTTCATACCATTCAATAGTAACTTCAGGATGCTTTTCTCTTAAAGTAACATAATCTCCTCGTCTAACATGAACTGCAACATATCCCTCTTTCTTTACCCAGTCAAATTTTAACAAATATAAAATCTCACTTCTGTATTCATCAAAGTATTTTGCAGTTTGCCTGTAACCTTCAACTATTATATTTTTATCCCTCCAAGATTCTTCAAAAGGCAACTCTTCATACGAGTGCTTCCCTTCCCATAATTGTATTTTTTCAATATCAGGATTGTAACTAGAGTTTACTAAATGTAAACAATAAATAGGATTCCATTTTGGATTGCTGCTTACATTTGGAACAGTAAAATCTAAATCATGCTTTAAAGCGTAAGCCATTGCTGTAGCCGCTTCAAAAAGCCAATTACCCATTCTTCCCGCATTTGTAAAAGATACCATATGTAAAATTAATTAATTTAATTTAACTTCCTAATTTTTTCTAATAATATTTCTCTAAAATCACCTGTTCTTTGAACATTATTTATATAATGAGATTGATTATGAACCAAATGATTATACCTTAATCCGTGAACAATATGAATATACTTATCTGACATTAGCCAATTGTAATTTTGAAATAAGCTATCACTTGTTACGGGGTCTGTTGTAGCATCCCAAACATCACAATAAGCATTTTTGTTTACAAAATAATTCATACAATTTAAACAAGTTTCAAACATTGGCTTATCTATGTATTCTTTTAGATTGTCTTTGCTGATTATTAAATCCGAGTATTCTGTATAATTAAATGTTGGCTTTGCCCAATCAGGAGCTAAAATCATATCTTTTGCCCATTCTTGTTCAAAAATTTTATCAAGGTACGATGTATCTATTTGATTATCAGAGTCTAATATAATGCAATAGTCGGTGGGGGATAAGCTAATGGATACATATTTATTAGCATAACAATCTCTATTAGTCAAATTTCTATATAACTTAACTTTAGATAATTTATCACACTCCTCCTTTAATTTGTTATAAATATGCATTTCGCTTGCGTCATCTACGATAATAATAGCTTCTACCCTATCATCATTATAAACATCTTTAAAACTATTTAATGTCATTTCTACTCTATTCCAAGTAGGTATGCAGATTGATAATGTTCTCATAATTGTACTTCTCCTAGTTTTTGATAATATCTATTTTCTATGAATGGTCGCCAATCTATAAATTGACCGCCTATGTCAGACATTCCCTCTTTCTGTGTGCAAAGCAACGGGTATGTTATGTAAGTTTCTTGCATAGGTTGTATTTTTTCAACAATGCAATTATCTATTGGGGCATATAAACCCTGAATCAATATCTCTTTCATTCCCTGCAATGATAAAGCCCAAGCGTGAGTGGCAAAAGCTTTCTCTACTCGTAATATATTAGGGGATATTCTTGCTTTAAAACCACCAGTAACTTGCGCTCCTAATAATAATATATGCCAAGCTTCGGGTAGTTGTTTTACTACCATTTCCATTGTTTCATTAGGATTGCCGCATGATTCAACAAACATTGCGTCATCTTCAAAAATCAATACCGAATCCCATTTATTTTCAACAGCCTTTTCAAATATCCCCTGCACAGTAAGGCGTAATCCTTCTGCTCCTTTTTCATGCTTAATAGCATTAATTAGTTCATATGGGATACTCCATTTATTTAGCTCTCCGGCTATGTCTAATAACCTATCAGTTCTTTCTGGTAAATTTATAACGAATATTTTCGTAAAAAAGTCAGTCCATGCCATTATGCTATTTTTGTTTGTTTAAAAAAGTCTGTAATTTTAATTCTATCTTCTGATTTCTTGAAAATAGCTCGTTTGAAATAGTCAGCAACAAGTGTCCATCCTCCACCCATTACAAGGTCACTTACTTCGGTTTCATTCACATTGAATTTAAGAAGCCCATCGTACTTATCGTCTATCATTTCTGGGTATATCAATTTGCCTTCTTTCCCATGCGTCAAAATATATTGTTCCCATAGGTTTACCATAAGAGCTTTGTTATCAGAGTTAGGGTCAATACCATAATTTGCTTTTTCGGGCAATCTCATCAGGAAGGGTTCGCAATTGTTGTCTATAAAAAACTTACGCAAGCCGCCATCCATTTTAGCTTCTATCAATATTTGTCCACCATAAGCAAAGCATTGCAAAACCATATCCATGTGAAATAACTCTACCATTCTAGGTCTTGCATGATATTTGCTAACGAACATCATGTTATACACAGGGTCGTTAATACCAATATCATACCTATTTAACACCAAGCTTGTGGCTTTAGAGCCTTCGCCATATTCAACAACTGAATTCTGAAACGGGTCACATCCCATAATAAATTGAACAGGGTTTTTAGGTAAAAACAAAGACCCCCTAGTTATGTATGTTTCACCTTCTGGTCGTTTAAAGTTTTTGGCTATAGTCCATCTGCCATTCTCTTTTGTTGTAGGATGCCATTCAACATCTGTAAAAGGTTTACCATCTTTCCACATCCAATTACCATATTCTAATACTTCTTTTTCGTTTATTTTAGATATTTCATACAAATCGTTAAGTAATACGGCATCAAAATGACAATTATTATTCCGAAGCATAAACATCTCCCTTTCATCAAAGGGGTTCATTCTTATCTCTTCCTCTAATTGTACGCTTTCTAAAATCTTTCTTTTCTGCTGTAAATATTCTTTTGCGCCTAGTTTAATATCCTCTTCATTCAGGTCACCTGCGCCTACATAGTTTTCAACTAGAAATTTATATTGCTCTTCATTTGGTGACTCAATAACGCTCATCCCATACCTATCTATAAAACCCAAGTAACCATCATAAGCCGGAGAAAAGTATTTAGCAAGCCTATTAGGAGTCTTTGGATATTTAGTATGGTCTGCATTATCCCAAACAATCTTAAATTCCTCTCCTCCCGTAGTCATCGAGTTTGATGTTGAAGGACATTCTATAAAACCCACTCTTTTAGCGCCTTTTACAAGTGTTTTACTTACGATTGATATGAATGTTGAAAATGGCGTTTCTTTTGCCCATTTTCCGCCTTCATCAAATAACCCACGACTTATTCTACCAGAGTCATAAGAGTTCAAAGAAGGCGCTCTATAATCAATTCTAGACCTATGCCCTGTATCTGTATCAATTGTACTTCCCTTGCCGCCTTTTATCTCTACAGATTTATGGGCAAATACAAGTTCACTTACGCTGTCTTTGTTGTTTAATTGTTTTGGCTTTAAGAACACGGGCAATTGCCTATACCCAAAAGAAATCATGTTTGTAAATGCAGCCTTGGCATCTATCTGCGTTTTGCTCGTCAATCCGCAAAAGCTATTTTTATAGAAGATACACTCATAAACGATATTTGATGTCGCCTGCGATGTCGCACCTTCTCTACGTTTTTTACCTCTAACAACACCTAAACACCAAGGCGTTTTTTCCCAATGGTCTAAAAACAAAAAATAACGCCTGTCTGCATCTCTAAAATCGCCATAAATATCATCCTCTAATTTCCACCATTGCAAATAAAAATAGTGTTTACCTGTAAGAAAAGTTGGCACTCCATTGTTATAAAACCAAAAACCTTTCTTACATCTATCCACTTCTCTTCCTGCAAAATAAGATTGTTCTAAATCCAATAATGCATTACCCTCTTTATCGTATTCTACCGATTCAAAAAATTTAGGCAATTCTCTTCTTCTCCAATACTGCTCACTAGCAATATCAGTTCCCCAATTCTCAACCTCATCAGGGACGGGAGGTAGATTAATTTCTACCCCGTATATTTTTATTTTATCAAACATTATTTTCTTGACTCTGCTATAGTTTCAACAAATGGTTTTTTGACTATATCTTTCTGCTCATCTCCGGTAACACCCGCCGAAATTCCTAACTCTTTTATAGCTGCGGAAATACTAGCGCTGTCATTCCAGATAACTTTTAGTCTTTCAAATGTTTTGTCTTTAGGGTCGTCAAGTAACAAATGACTTATATTGGTTTTATTCAATAAGTCAGCCATCTCATTCGCTTTCCTATTTAAAGCGTAAAATAATTTGGCTGCGCCATTTTGTTCATAAAGTGAAAGTTTGTGTTTTAGTTCTTCTAGTGTTTCCATGTTTTGTTTTTAGTTATTCTTCATCATCGGCGTTAAATTCAGATTTAGCTTCTTTTGTTGCGGCTGATTTTGCCTTCATAATAGCCGCTGTAATACTTTCCGGTGTTGATTTTTTAATTGGCACATATTCGCCTATTTCCGTATCATATACACCTTCTTCATACAATTCTTTTATTTTTTCTGCAATTAATTTATCACGCAATTTAGCAAATTCTTCGAATTCTTTTTTAGTTATTCCCTTTTTAACTGATTCGGGGTCTAATTCATCACTATTTTGCGCTCTATTTACTACCTCATCAATAGGCTTCATTGCCTTGTCTGAATAATAACTAGAATACCCTATTCCTAAAATATTTGGCATCAGCACGGTTAATAATGATACAAAGCCATCTTCTTTTGCAGCTTCATAAGCATCGTCAGCATACATTGGATATACATGAACTATTTCCATTGGTTCAAAATCTTGACCAATAGAATTTTTACCAACAAACGCATTTATTAAATAAGCGGTATTTGGAGCTAATTTATTTCTAAAAAAGCTTAAAGTTGACCTCCAAGCAAAAGCTCCTGCTTCACCGGCTTCAAATTTACTTTTAACGGCTCTAGCATAACCAAATTCAACCCATCTTAAAAATGTTCTAATATAAGCAGCTTGCCCTGCTGTAAAGTCATAAACTTTACCATTAAATCTAACTTGCAAGAATTCAGGGTCATCTGGGTCCATTGATACAGCACCACCCGCTGCTGCAAAAGCTAATGTTGTAGCTATTACGGTAGTTGTATATGATGCTAAATCCTTCATTGCCATTTTTCTAACTTCTTTAGGCATCCTAACATAGTAAATCGGATTCAGAGTATTCATATTTGCAGCCATCAATCTAGCTCCATAAAATAAAGAACCCATAACTTTTTCTGCCTTTCTTGATTCTAAAATTTCAAGCATATTTCCACTACCCGTACTATTCATAACAAGTTTAGCCATCTGCTCGTATTCATTAGGGTCGCTTTCTCTAGTTATTCCTTTTCTTAATAATTCCCTTTTGTATTTATTATACAATTCATATCGAGCGACATTTAAAGACGCATCCGCTATTCTTTGTGATGCGGTTATTAATTCCCTTAAAATAGGTATTTTAAATACAAAACTTTTAGGGAACATTTCGTTTTGCTTTTTAGGGTCAATGCTATCTAGCTCATTGTATCTAATACCATCTTTTACTGATTCTTCAAAATCAGGTGCCTGATGTATTCCGTACATTAATCTATCGTAATTTTTCTGACTAAATACAGATTGCGCCCCCGCAAATATAAATTTCCTTGCAATACTCCATTTTAGAGGGTTCAATGTTAATTTTGCCAATTGTCTAAACCAAATAGAAGCATCTATAGCAGTTTGAACAATCCTTCTTACTCCTAATACGCTTTGAATTTTATCCCAAGCTTTCTCCCATTTGCTTAATTTATTAGTCTGGTCTTTATATCTATCTAGAGCAATCGCTTTTTCAAGCTCCACCACCCTATCTGTCATTTTTTTGGTTTTATCGGAAACCTTATATTTTATAGTTTCCTTTTCTTCTTTATCGTAATTTTTATTTTTTAAATTGTCTTCTAATTTTTTAATTTTTCTATCTAAATATTTTTGTCTTTTTTGATTATAATCAGCATCGGTTACTCCGTCTTTACCAATGGTCGGTGATTTTTCTTCAACACCTTGTTCTGCTAATTCTTTAACTCTATTTAATTCTTTAACTTCTTTTATCTTTTTTTCCAACTCCTGCACTCTTTTACTCTTTTCAGCCATTTGACTTTCAGATTTAGCTCTATCTTCTCCTAGTCTAGCCTTTTCTAATAAACCTAACAAATCGGCTTCTCTGCGCAACAATCTTAACCCTGCATTTATTTCATTAGGCGTTATTTTTTTAAGATTATGTTTACCGGCAATTACATCTAATACATCTCTTTTTGTCAAGCCGTCAACTAATTCTGAAAATTCTTTATGAACTTCAGTAACAATATCATCTAATTTAGAAACACCTTCTGCAAATAAACTTTTAACATATTTATTTATATGCGGCGCTATTGCAACTAACTCATTTAATCCCGGCGCAGAAACCATTAATCCTTGCTCTCCACTTCTTAATTTTTTCAAAGCTTCTTTTGCGGCTACTAATGCTGCTTTTCTTTCTTTTACAAATTCTTCGTGAGATTTTTTAACTTTTGCTTTGCCCTCTTTCTTTAATTCATTTTCAGCTTCTGTTTTAACTTGGTTTATAATATCATTTTCAACAGATTCTTTTAATTCTTTTTTAGCTTTTTGTACTTTTTCAAATTTAGCAGTTTCTTCTACCATCATTTTAGGAGTCAGCGGAAACCCTTTATCTTCTTGCCTAGTCAATAAAAAGTTAGATAATGTGTTAGCCTCGTTGAGTTTCTTCATTATTTTCAAACTTTCCAATGCTTTACCGGTTTGAGATGCACTTTTTTGAAATACATCAGCAAATTCAGTAATCTTGGCTAATAACTCTTGAGAAGGATTGTTCTTCAACTCCACATCCAATGCAGCCCTGTATTCGGACATAAATGCATTTTCGTAGTTGGATAAGACATTTCCTAATTTTATCTTATCATACAAAGATTCAACACTTACACCTTTTTTAATCATTTCTTGAGCTGCTTCTCTCAACATCTCACGATTCTCAATAGGCAATCCTTTGTATGCAGGTAGTCCAAGACTTTCTCTTAATTTGCTTAATTCCGCTTTTGTTATGCGGACATAATCTACGTCTTGATTTTCTAACCCTATATTTTGAATTTCTTCTGGGATTTGCGTAGTACCTTGGGGCTGTGCGGCTTCGCCTTCTTCTCCGGTAATTCCTTCCCCTTCGATTCTTGGTTCCACTCGTCTACGTCCACCCCCTGCTTCTCCAACTTCTCCTTGTTTTGGTTGAAATACTTTCTTTGTGCTTCGCTTTTGTACGGCATCTTTTATATTTTTAAAGGTTGATAAATCAAAATTTGACTTTGCTATTTCAATGAAATCTTCTTCTGTAAAATCAAGTTCGTCTATTGCATTTTTATTTGATTCGTATTTTAGGTTGTCTTTTATAAATTTCTTTTTATTCCTAAAACTCTTTATTGAATTTAACTTTTCAACTGCGCCTTCTGTTCCTAATATTTCCTTAACAGCCATTTTAGAAAATTGGTCAAAAGTTAAGTTTTGGAACTCTTCTGCTGTTAAATCTTTAAATCCTGTTAAGTTCTTTATTTTAGTCCACAAAGTCTTTAGCCAATCTTGGAATGATTCTTTTTTGCTTTCTAATACAAATTGAGCGCCTTTATCACCAATAGCCATAGCTAATGCTTCGTGTTTAAAGTAAGCCTCTCTTTGCTCTTCTGTAGCTAATTTATCTGCTTGTTCTTGGTAAAATTTACTATTCTTTGCTTTTTGCAAGTATGGTGACTTTTCAACCAATTCCATACCCTTATCATACAATTTAGTATCATTGCCCTTTATCCACTCTGTCCAAATATGACCTGCTTCGTGTATTATGGTGTTAGGATTAAGTTTCTCTCCATTTAAATACATTCTATTGTCATAAGAAAAGCCTAATATATCTTCGCCATTTTGATTAGCCATAAACATTGGCATTTGTGCTTTTGACCTAACGCCGGATTCCATGCTTGCTGTTGCTATTTTATTTGCTAAAGCTTTGTTTTTAGAAAAGAAACCATCAGGACTAAAATATCTCATATCGGATGGCAACTCAAAATTCTCTAAAGTTGTATTATTAAAAAGAAAATCACTACCTATGTAGTTTATTTTTGGTAATTCTAAAGTTGTTAAAGCATTGTTATAAAGAAGAAAATCACTTCCAACAGTTACAAGTTCCGGTAATTTTAGAGTTTCTAAAGATTGATTGCCATAAAGAAAATCATTACTTATATCAGTAACAAGTGGCAAATTAATGTCTTTTAAAGATTCATTAAAAAATAAAAATTGATTCCCAATATATTTAATTAATGGTAAATCAATTTTAGTTAATGATTCATTATTTTTAAGAAATGCACTTCCAACTTTTTCTACTAACGGAAGATTTATTTTTGCTAAAGATTTATTTTCATAAATAAAATCATAACCTATTTTTTTAACCGATGGTAAATCCAAGCTTGTTAAAGATTGATTATCATAAAGAAAACCAGTTTCAATTGTTTCAACCAATGGTAAATTAATTTTTGACAAAGACTGATTGTTATATAAAAATCTATCTCCAATATATCTAACCAAAGGCAAATCAATACTAGTTATTGATTTATTTTCAAAAAGAAATTTACTACTAATTGTTTCAACTGATGGCAATTTTATGCTTACTAAATCTTGAGCATTATATAAAAAAGAACTACTTATGTCTTTTACTAAAGGCAATTCAACACTTGCTATATATTGATTATTACCTAAAAATTTATCCCCAACGTATACAGCATTTGGCAAATTAATACTTTCTAACCTACGATTATCTCCAAGAAAATTAAAGTCAACGGTTTCAACTAATGGCAAATCTATGCTAGTCAAAAGACTATTTTGCATAAATCTAGGACCAATATTTTTAACAGAAGGTAAACTTATTGTTGTTAATGATTCATTATTTTTAAGAAATTCGGAACCTATTCTTTCTAATAAAGGCAAATTAACACTTTCTAATTTAATGTTACTAAAAAGAAATTCACTTTCAACAGATTTCAATAAAGGAAAATCTATTTTTTTTAAATTTTGATGAAAATTTAAAAAACTTGAACCAATTTGTTTTATTAACGGAAGATTTACTTCTTCTATAGCTTGATTATAAAGTAAAAAAGAATTTCCTATGCTATTAACTAATGGTAAATCAATATTTTTTAAACTTTTGTTTCTAGCAAGAAAGCTATCACTTATAGACCTAATATTTGGCAAATTAACACTTTCTAAAATATCATTATCAAAAATAAAATTATACCCCACCATTTGAACTAATGGCAAATCAATATCTTTTATAGATATATTATCGCTTAAAAAATTTGAACCTATAATTACCGCTGAAGGTAAATTAATATTTTCTAAAATTTCATTTTTACGAAGGAATTGGTCACCAATAGCACTAGCTGATGGTAAATCAATATCTTTTAAAGATTGATTATAATAAAGAAATTCATCACCAATTGTTTCGACTAATGGCAAATTAATGCTTTTTAAAGATTTATTAATGTAAAGGAAATCTTGACCAATGTATTTAACTGATGGCAAATCAATACTAGTCAGGGATTCGTTAAAATTTAAAAATCTACCTTCTATTCTTGTAATATCACCACTTAACTTATCAAGCAATCCGTCAACAAGTTCAAGATTTAAAGAACCCTTATCTGATTGAATTTTAATGGTATTCTTGTCAAAAGAAATTTTATTAATATCAGGTATAAGTTGGTTACTGCTGTTTGTTAAAGATTTAGCTGATTTATTTTTTGAATCAATTAAATAATTATCAATTATTTTTTGTGTAGATTTATCTATTAGATTAAGAACCCCGTTATCTATATATCCATTTTTACTTATATAAATATCATTAATCTCTCTATCATATTTAAATAATCTACCCTTGTCATCTGCTACTATATTGTCAGGAAGGCGCGCTTCTTGCCTTTTCTTTGGTACTCCTTCTATATTATATACAGCGTCATGAAGACCGTCTACTATAGAATTTAAGTCATTACCAAATGTAGCATCTGGGTTATTTACACTATGATTATATCTATTTTTTATTGAAATATCGCCGCCTCTTTTTCCTATTTGAACACTCATTGAAGATGTTCCATAAGGGTCTTGTCTTGATGGTCTTACATCTGATAAATTATATGACCCATCATTGTTTTTTTGTCCTTTCCCATCTAAATAATTACGCCATAAAACAGCACCTTCCGATTCCTCTTTTAAATACTCTTGTGTTAAATCATTTGCATGCAATACTGTTTCTGCCTCACTTCTTCTTAACCAAAAAACTAAATTATTATACATTCTACCCTCTACATCATTATATGTACATAACACTTCACCATTTGCAAAATCTTTTTTAAATACCAATACATCATCTGGCTTTTCGGTTCTATGAAATACATACCCCGCCTCCTTTGATAATTCTTCTGGAGTCTTTCCTTTCGCATCTGCGGTTTCAATATTCTTATCAACTGCTATTCTAAATAAACCATCTAACCTATCCGCCATCTTATCTACGATAAATGGAATATCTTCTTTTGCCGGTATTTTTACTGTTACAAAATCAATAAATTCAGTAGGGTAATCTAATGCAAATGGGATTTTCTCTCTTACTTTTTTAGCTGCAGTTTCGCCAAGCTTTTTCTTTAAAACATCAAATCCATTAATAACTGGTCTAGGAAGCTTTTCAACAGGAACTTGAGCTTTTGAAGCTACTGGATTACCCAAATCCATACCAAACATCCTAGCAATATCCGCAATGCTTTCTGTGGCAATTCTTTCAAAATCCTCTAATTCTAGTTTAGCCTGCTTTTTTAATTCCTCTGCGGTTTTAATATTTTCAATCTTTATTGCCTCTCCTTTACGAATAGACTCTGATATATCATTAAAAAAGTCAACAATTTGTTTTGTTCTCTTAATACCTTCAAATGGCTTAAATGCACCATTTGTTATCTTTTCTATTATATCATTTATAATAGCAGCAATTTTTTGGAATGTACTTGTAGATAATTTAGTTTCTTGTTCAGCTAACATAGCTGTTAATTCCGCTAAATATTCTTCGTAAGTATCATTTTTTGCATAAGTAGCCCTATCAGCAAAATCGATTAATGTTTGATTATCACTTTCATTTAGTACAGATGCTATCTTCTCCCTAAATTCTTTAAATAATTTTGGGTTATCGCCAAATGCCTTCAACATAACTCCATGAGCTACCTCGTGCGCTAATGTCTTATTATTTGCTTTGTTCAAGTTAATATCAATACGACCTGAATATTCACCTTTCTTTTTAGAATAACTAAAATTACCAACGCCCCCAACTACACCGTCAATTTCAGCATCTTTCATGGCTGCGTTATAACTTTCATCGCTACCATGTATTACAATATCAAAATTAGGCAACACCGACTTTAAGGTTGTTATCATTTTTTCAGCTGCATCAATAATGCTAATTTTAGCTTTATCTTCTGTCTTTGACCTTAAATCATTCATAGCAGTTTTATCTGATACGGATGCGCCTTTTTGTTGTTTTGCTTGTTCTTTTTGGAATTCTATAACTGCGCCATCTGCCCCCAATTCAGCTGCCTTATCAAGCATAGAATTAGCATCATCAAGTATAACCGGCGCTTGAGCTGCTTTGCCAAACATCTGCTTCATCTTATTGCCAACTCTATCTGCAATAGCGCCTAAAACCTCTGAAGGGGCAACCTCTGTTGTTGTAGTATATCTATTATAAGCATCCTCAACAATTTGTCTTAATGCTTTTGTGTTGTATCCTAATTCTTTTGCTACCTCTCTTTTAATATCATCCAATGCCGTAACTCCATCTTTTACATAATCAGCCACAATTTCTTGCATTGCTTCTACATCTTCTGTGGTTGCTTCTCTAACAGCAAATGGAGCTTCTTCCAATCCTTCTTCTTCTAATTTTCTTCTAATCTCTTCTTCTTCAGCTTGCATCTGCTCGCTCATTCTGTCCTCATATGACTTTTGAGTATATTCTGGACTATATCTTTCTAAATAAGCTTTAGCTGCATCAAATCTTGTATTATTATTTCCAATTTCATCCATCAAAGCCTCCTTAATATCATCTATATCAATCCTTTGTTTATTTACCTCCCATAATCTATGCACTAAATCATCTAACGACTCGTTACCGCTAACATAATCTCTAGACTTGCTTTCCTCTGATTTTGTTTTAACTTTTCTTCCGGTATTTAATGTAGCTCTAACATTAGCAGTAGTACCTGCAATTTCATCAACAGTAGCCTGACTAACTATACCACCATCCGCTAAATACCTTAACCCAATCTCCGCTCCGTCAGAAGGAGCATCCATTTCTTTTACTTTCTTATAAACATCTTTAGCTTCAGCAATTTTTTCACCTTGCGTAGATGTTTTTTTTACAGGAGCAAACCTTTCTTTAAAACTTTCTAATTTAGATTTTATTTTAGTTTTAATTTCCTCAACTTTAGTTTTAGGTTTTTCCTTTACCTCAACCGGTTTGACTTCTTCTTCAATTTTTTCTTTTACTTCAACAACTGGTTTAACCGGCTTAATTACCTGAACAGGCTTTTCAACAACCGGTTCGGTTTTAGGTTCAACTTTAGGTGCTTCTTTGCTTTTTTCTTTTAAGTTTATTTGATAAGCTATATCTTCAGCTATACTTCCCTTAAATGTTCTCTTTTTACCATCAGCTGTTTCCAAATTAACGGAAACTATATTTCCATTTTCATCTTTATTAATAGCCTTTAATGGATTTGAATATCTGTTTATGTAAGGCTTTTCTCTTACACTTATATTGCCTTTATCGTCAATTGCAACTAAAGACTCGTCATATTTAATATCAAATTCTGACGCTGGCTTCTCTTGTATTTCAGCCGCCTTACCTACTTCATATTTTTCTCCTGAAGCTTCATTTTTAAATACGATATTACCACCCTCTTGTAAGAAAGTTCCTTTTTCGTTTTTGTATGTACCTTTTTTATCTACAATCTCGCCTATTGTAATATCCTTTTCTACAGGCGGATTTATAGCATCTATGAAAGACGCTTCTGTACCCATTTCGTCTTCAGCAATTTCTCCTGTTTCTTTGTACTTTTTTGCTCTTTTGTATAAATCAGATAAATAGTTAGGGTCGCTATCTATTTTCTTATTAAACTCTTCAAATGAATTAGGAAAATCAAATTCTGGATTGTTTGATTTAACACCATATAATATATCAAATTGCTCTACTCTTCTGCGTCTGTTTTCATCAACAGGAGCTTTCTTTCTACTATCTTCTTTTTTAATTGCTTTAGCTAAATCATAACGAGCTTGACTTATTGGAGTGCTATCTCCATTTTCATCAACTTTATAATAGGTAGTTTCTTCTCCTTTTCTACCATCTCTTTTAATGTATCTTGGCTTCTTTCCTGTTGCAAGACCTTCTAAATAATCACCTGTTTCATCTATTTTAGCTTGTATTAAATCAACTTGGTCTTGCTTTTCTTTTCTAAATATAGGGTCAACATCCATCATCTCTTCACGAGCTTTTTGCAAATCTTGCTGCAAGCTATTTCTTTGCGAAATACCACCTATAATTTTATACTTATCTTCTTTTGACACTGTTGTAGGAATCTTCCCTGCAATTTCTGCGTATTGTTGCGCTGTGATATTTGCCGCTTCTGCATCTTCCGGAGTTAAATTACCTTCTTCTACCTGCTTGCTTATTTGCTCTTGTATATTTTGTAAATCAGTTTCATTTGCAATTTCTTGTCTAATTGCCTTATCTGTACTACTTAAGCCTTGCAGCCCGGCGCCTGCGACTCCTCCCATTGCAGCGCCCATAACAGTATTATTTACAACATTCTTCCAAAAATTTTTATTTATATCCTCTTCATCGAAAACTTCATTTTTTGCTATTTTATTAGTTGTTACTTTTATAGCATCAGAAGCCGCTTGCTGAATCCCCTCTGTGCTTCCTTCTACAAAAGCACTTTGCAATCCTTTTACTCCTACATTTTTTAATTTAGTAGATAGTTTAGCTGCTTTTTTAACCATCTCATCTTGAACCTCTTTTGCAGTAGCTTTTATGCCTTTTTGAGCAAATTCCTCAATAACCTCTGCAGTAATTTTCTTTTCTATACTTTTAGCTAAACCTGTATTTTTTAATATTTTATCTATAGAAAATTTTTCAAGAGCTGCTTGAGCTGCCGCTTGAGTAAATAAATATCCTACTTTTTGAACATCAGTTAATTTATCACCAGCTCCACTTTCTTCTAATTCTTTTGCATTATCATTAATTGATTGTTGGGCAAATGTCAAACCACCAGATAATCCACCCGCAGCCATTTCTACTAGTGTTTTAGGCGCTTGAAAAGCTAACCCTCTAACATCTTCAAAATCTACTCCACTAAACAATCCTCCACCTTCTTTTGGAGTAACATCAAACTCACTTTGTTGCTGTTCAAATTGCTTGCTTGAGCCAATCCAATCTACTCCTGTTGGAGTTATTAATGGAAAACCTTTTTCTATTCTAGCCTGTTCTATAAAACTAACAGCTTTTTTTCTATCTGCGTCAGCATTAGCGATTCTAACGCTTAATGGCATATAAGGTTGAGCGCCAAGTATATCAGCCATATAAGCGCCGCCTCCCATAATTGACGATAAACTTCCGACTAATGTATTATACACTCCGGCTACATTGCTACCTTTAATTTTGTCTTTCTGAATAGCTTTACCTATTGGACTTTTATATCCAATAGTAGCCACTTCTTCTCCTATATCAAATTTATCTTGAGATGGTAATGGTGTAACCGAATATCCTGAACGTGTAGCTTTGTCTTTTTTTTTTAATTCTCCACCAAATTCTGCAAACGGATTTGTTTCTTTTTTTACTACCTCGCCACCAAATTCTGCAAACGGATTATTTTGTTCTTCTGGCATTTTTATTTTCTTTTTGCTGTTGGATATTTCTTTCTAAAAGCCTCCCATTTAGATGCATCTATAACACCTTCTTCACCATCTAAAATTACGGTAATTTTATTATTCGCAGATGGTTTTGGCTTTGTTTTTCCCCCCGATTCCGGTAAATTTTCAATTTCAGCTGCGCTTTCGCTACCTGATATTTGCTGATAAGAACCTTGAAGCTTATCTCTTAAATACGGGTCATCCGCTTTAATAATATCGCCACCCGCCATTTTGCCTTTGCTATCTACATACTTTAATTGCACTCCAGTAACTGTTCCATCCGGTCTTTTATAAATCTCTATTTTAGAAAACTTTGATTTACCGCCACCTAAACCATAAAGTTTACCAGCCAAAGCTTTTATATTATCTACGTCATTGGATTTAATAGCATTTGTAAATGTATCTAAATATTGTCCAATTTTAGCTGCTTTTCTTTCTCCTTCTGTTGACTTTTGCCCTGCATATGATGGAGGAGGATTATATGAAACTTCCCCTATTCCTGCAAAACCATCTCTATCTTTATTTTTCAAATAATTATACAAAGCATTTCTATTAGCAAATTCTTTTTCTTGCGGAGAAAAGTTTTTATAAGTTGGGAATTGCTTTTGTGCTAATGCGATAATTTCAGATTTACTTTGATTCCCGCCATCGGTTGTAAATTTTTGATACACGCCCTCTGGAACCATATCTAATGGTTTATCAACCCCTTTTAATGAATTAGCAGGAAGCGGCTCGTTTCTTATCTCTGTACCAGTATCCGTCATAGATGGAGTTTTTCCACCTTTTTTTATAAAACCCATAGGGTCTGTTTCAAATGTTGGTTTAGCCCAAAATCCAACTTGTCCTCCATAAATAGTATGTTCTTGAGGTGTACCAAGTTTAGCCCTAATAGGCGCACTAGATTGCTTGCTACTCATGACTTTATCCAAGGCATTGTATTCTGTAATATATTTGGATAAATTTTCTGGATTTGTTACTTGAGATATAAGAGAAGATGGTTGTACTTGCGTTGGGTCAATAAATTGTCCTTGCGCAATTCTTCTATTTCTAACATCGCCTCTTAAATCATTTTTAAGCGCTGCTATGTCTATTGAAGGATTATCTTTTGCTAATTGATTTGCAATCTCATCGGCTTGATTATACTCTAAAATAAATGTATTTGATGCATTTGTAATACCCTTCATTCCATTATCTACTTGAGTTTGCAATGCAATAGGGTCAATTGTTTTATTATTTAATTGTGTCATTAAATTAGATTTTAATTTAGACACAGCTTCTTGACCTACAAGATAAGCCTGTTCATCAGGAGGTAATTTATCTAATTTAACACCAGACTCAATTATCGCCATACCCCTTAATCTATCACTTTCTAATTCTCTTGCTTTTCTTTCGGCTGCCGCTTGACTTCTTGCGTCTTCGGCTTGCTTCATTTGCAATAATCTTTCTGCCGTTCCTGTTGCGGATTGCAAGGCTTCTCCCGGCGATTGAAATATTTTTGGAAGATTTACTGCGTAACTACCTAAATTCTCTGCCATATTTATTTTTTTAAAGCGTCTGCTATATTCTTATAATTGCCATACTGCATTAGCCCGCCAGCAATATCACTAACGCCGCCAAATATATTACCCATGCCGGATTCTCTTAATGCCGATTGAGCTTGAGCGTCAATTTGAAATTTCATCATTTTATTTGCTTGCACTTTGTCACCCTCGTTAATAGACATTGCGTAAGCTCTACTTAAATTATCTAAAACTCCTGCTTGTTGTTGAGCTTCCGAACCAGCTAAATTTGAAAAAGCAAGTTCAGTTTGTCCGGCTGCGTCCGCTCCTGTAGCTAATAAAGTAGCCGAATCGGTTGCATTTCGTTGAGCGTTAGCCATTCGGTTTGCTTGAGCTTGTCCGATATTAGCCTGTGCTTGTGTAAACGCACGATTTCTACCGTAAAACAAATTACTTGCAGCTCCTAAATTTTGTTCTGCTAATGGATTTTTTTCATATTTAGCAAATACTGGATTTATTTTATTAGCCTTACCCATTTGAGTAATACCATATATTGATTTACCCAATGCTCCGACTCCGCCTAGTATTGCTCCTGCTCCTATTAATGACATAATTTTTTATTTAAAATTAAACAATTTATTGATTTCCTAGAATAAAATTTTGTCCTCTTGATAAATTAAACCCTACATCAACAAAATTAACATAAATTATTGAGTTGTAAGATTGAAATTCAGTCATAATTTGCGGGATTTGAGAAAGCACAACATCTCCGGTATTAAGCTTTTGGTCTGCCGTTCCTGTTGTATTTGGAGATAACCTATCCCTCAATATTCTAGCATACAAAATACCTTCTTGATTTGTAAAATCAGAACTTGTCAAATCAGTAATTTGAGTATTTGGTAATGTTGTGTAGATGACCGTAAAATTAGGCGCTTGACTACCTTCTATTACAATTTCAGCCATATCCTTTAATCCGCTCAATGGCTTATTCAAAACCCAACATATTCTCACAGGGTATTGTTGTCCAAACCAAGTGTTCCATGTAGAGCTATTTGTATTAAATTCATATAAAGCGCCATTTTTCCATCCAAACATTCTGTTGTCAAAATAATCATATTGTTCTGCAATAAATTGATAATCACTTATCCATTTGTTTTCTTGAATATTAAAAGTCACGGTTTTAGCTAACCCATCAGACATATCAAATCTATTAATAATAGAAGATGCGTAAGATGGGACTAAAGAATAACTAGGTAATGTATCAGCATAATTTTCATAAATTAATCCCGGCAATGTTACACCAAGTTCTTTGTGATAAGGGTCAACGTATGTTGGTATATGATGAAATCCATTGATATTATCTAAATTACCGTCGCTTGCTGCTAAATAACCTTTTGCGTAATTTTTAAATAACTTCTCTTGTTTATAAGAACTTATCGGGAATAGCCCGTTTGAGCTATATTGAACAATAGTTCCATTATTTAAATCATACCAAAATATTACACCCAAATATTCAACTACCGTTTCTGGAGCGGTAGTTCCAAACATTCCTTTTAATACATTAACTGTACCTATTACAGAGGTGTCTGCAATTATAGAAGAGTTAGCTGCTGCTCCAACCAATTGAGTTTCACCCAAATAGCATGATGCAGTTTGGAAAGAACCAATAGATAACATTACAACGCCTTGCTCTGTCGTTTTTGACGCTAATTGTAGTTTTTGTATGCTACCTGTGCCTAATGGAATTGTTTTATAATTTAAAGCCTCAAATGTGCTTAATCCATTATTTTGAGTTCCGGCTGTAAACACATTAGAATATCTAATTTCGTGTTCATTTCTATTTTGTCCTAATAAAATAACAAAATTAACAAACCCCTCATCAGTAAACCAATTTCTAAAAAAAAGGTCATTTGGCGACATTGCTTCTACATAATAATATATGCTATTATTAAATTGTCTTTGAAATACAAAAATATCCCCTATTAAACTACCAGACAATGTAGAATATTGCCTATTGACTGTTCCTGCATTTGTTACTGCGTACACATTACCAACCTCGTAAAAAGGTTCATTTTCTCCTCTTATGTATGGAGTATATATTTCGTATATGTACGGAATATTTAATAATGAGTTTACTAAATAGGCTGATTTTAATAATATATACGCTCCATCTTGACCTATAACCGGCAACTCATATCTTACACTACTGCTATTAATAAGCACACACACATCACCTTCTGTATAATTATACCCTAATCCGGATTGTAATAATACAGTTGTATCTATCGCTATCGCATTGGTTGTAGTAGCGCTCCAAGTATCCGAATAAGTATAAGTAGCAAAGTTAGGAGATGTTAATGATAAGTTTTTAGATGCATATTTGTTAGTCTTACTATAAGAATCTATAAAATATCTTGTTTTTAAATTTCCTGTTCTTAAAATAGAATAATAATAAGCCCAACTAGGTATTTCATTTAACCTATTGTTATTGTTTAATGCCCAATTAAGTGTTAATACATTACTTGATGCGGTACTAGATGATGCTATTGTAAAAGGAGAGCCGCCATAACACTCCAATTCGCAAATACCCGCACTTATAAATTGAACTTGAAATACATCACCAATTAATATAGAATAGTTGCTTAAAGTCAAAGTAGAATTAAAATAATACGGCAAGCCCATTGATGCTGTATCAATAAATTGCTCTGCTATTATAACACCGTAATTTTTAAGTATTCTTATCCTAAATATTGTATATGGAGGTGTTAATGCCGTTACACTGCCAATTATATTTACATATATATTAGCAGTTAAAGCTGCTGTAGCGGTAAATGCCCTACCATTTCCGGGACCCCCGCCGCTTGCGGTAAAATTACCTAATTGTGCTATACTAAATTCAAAGTTATTGTCAACAGCAAAATCGTAATTTGCTATTATAGGAATTACATTAAAATTACTATTTGGGGTATATACTTTTTCTGGAGTAGTCGTAATATTATTATTTTTTGTTACAACACCGCACTTTCTTCTTGCTTTATCATAAAAAGCAACACCCAATTGATAAGAAGATTCGCTTTTAAAAAATCTTTTATTAGCACCGGCTATTGCCGTTGTTTGAGTTACAGCTAACGAAGTTGTAGTTGGGGTGTCATAACCAGATAGGTTATTAGCCAAAAACATTCTATTTGTTGCGCTTTCCATTGTAGTTGAAAGTATGGGAACGCTATCAAATGGCTTTGAAGCAATTGAGCTAGGGATAGTAGCTCCTGTTACATCGCCGTAATAATCAAAAGAAAGCTGCGTTGCTCCGCTATTATGAGCTATGAATGGTTGTTCGTCTATTAATTTATCAAATGTCTTAATTACATTTGCCGAATTGGTAAGTTCATCTTTAGCAACAAGTCTTATTATTCTTGCAGTTTGTGGTATTTTTTCTAATAGATTTAAAGTACAATATATATGATTATACAACTCTGGCACACCCAACTCTACTAGATTTAACATCGAAGCAACTGAATATTCACCAAGAACACTTTCTTCTCCATCAAAATAAACATATTGCCACGCAAATAACCAAGAACGATTTGCTATAAAATTATTTATAAATTGGTTGTCGTATTGCTTTACTATTGAAGGAGCGTACACAGGAGGTCTTCTTATTAACATAATCTCATAAGAGTCAGTTAAACTTGTGTAGGCTCTAGCATCAGTATTATATGACGGGTAATTTAATTTTATACCGCTATCAATATTAATCTTTTTAGGTTCGTTATAATTATCTGTCCAATAAAGTAACCCTTGATTAACCTTGCAATTTTTATCAATCCTGTAATTTTTATCAAAATTTAATCCTCCTGCAACTTGACTATCGTATAATACGGCATATGTTGTAGATGTTGTAAAATCAAATGCATAAATCCCGTGGTCAGTAGATGTATTATATACAAACCAAATCAATCTTTGACCTTCAATATCTACACAGCTTCCTATACATATATTTGTTCCATAAGGAGGATATACTGATTGTGTTATAGATGTAGTTCCCGGCACGCCTTCTACACGATAATTTTTACCATATTGCGTAACCCCCACGCGCCCGTTCATTAGCCTCAAATATTGAGCGTCATCCAATAAATGCAATGAGTCGTCTTGATTTGTTCCGCCAGTAAATAATTTTTTATCTCTTAACATTTCTATTATGATTTAGGCGCTGCCATTGTATTCTTTTGTACAATCCTCTTAATTTTTTCAACACTCCAATCAGCTTTTCTTGCTCTCAATATCTTTCTTTCACGAATGTATTCATTTTGCGATAATTGCTTTTCACCCATATTATAATTTCTATTATGAGCCTTTAATTGAGAGTCAATATATGCTTGAATTGTTTTTATTGCATAAGGGTCTACTAATGTTGCAGCATCTGCTGACTGACCATCTGAAATATATTGTAATACTACATTTTCAACATATAATTTTTGGTCTATTTGGATTTGATTTCTTTCTTTAAAAACTTGAAAAGTATCTTCTTGATACCCTGCACCTAAACCAAAAAACCTACCAATATTTTCACCAAAATCATTATAGTGAACTGTAAACCATTGAGCATAAGGCAATGCGCCATAATATAGTTGAGCTTGTCCGTTATTCGAATCCGGAGGCGTTAAGTTATCTGACCAATCTTGTGGATTAAAGTTGCTATTTGTATCTAAACTTGTTAACGGATTTAATGTCAATGTAGGAACCAATGGTCGTATTCTTTGTCCAACCATAACGCTAACATTAACATAATCCTGATAATCTTCAGGTAATTCTGCTGTATTAATAGCTTGATTAACCGGAAGAATTTTTGTATTTATAACACGCAAATCGTCAAATGTTATATCACGAAGACAATCGGATGCGTAAACCATAAATTGCATATACCAATGCAATGGGTATCCTTTTTTTAAAAGGAAATTTTTAACTATATAATCTAAACTTGCTGTAGTCATTTCTAATTATTTTTTTGTGTTGCTGAACTATAATTGTTAACTATACCTGTTTCCGGAGTAACTGTAGCAAATTTAGCAAACGCCTTTTCGACAATTTCTTCTTCCATACTAGCCGGTATTGGCAATGGCTCTGTATTTGAATACAATGATATATCCATTACAATCAAATACATATTTACCGTATCAATACCAAGCAATAAAATATCTTTTGAAAAAATAACAATGTTTTTTCTTATTTCAAACCAAACATTACCAAGTAAATCATTTAATAACTTATCCGCTCTCAATAACGCCCCCTGACCTAATGGAACAGGAATAAAATCATTATCTTTATTGTCTGTAACCCTATAAACACCCATATTTCTTGGTAAAGAAATTGGAACAATTGGCAACACTGCTTGCGATTTATCACCAAGAGTTGTTACTGTTATATTTTCATAAAAAGCTATCATTAGATTATCTGGAATAGTTTCTCCTGTTGGCAATGTAGCATTGTAATACTGCATTTGAAACATGGAGTTAATAATCTGCTCTATCGCTTTAACTATATCTTCATTTTGTACAGGTTGATTTGCATCCCTGAATCCACCAGCTAATCTAGTTTGTACTTGTTCAGCCAAAAGGTATTTAGTGCTATTAGCCATTTTTATTTAGTTTCTTGCGTTTGATTTTGTGCAAATGCCTGAATATCTTGTTCAGCCATATTGATGCCCCAAAACTTTAATGCTATTGAAATAATATTATTAATATAAACATCTGTAAATTCTAACTGCGTACTTGTAGCGTTATCGTATGTTATTGTTCTTCCTGATGTAGTATAACCATAAACAGGTTTTAATGGTCTTCTTAAGTAATTATAAAAACCGGTTTGAGCAACTTGTGGATATATTTGGAATCCGGTTGCTGTATCCCTAGCTATTGGCAATGAAGTACTTACCGGTCTTAATTGACTTTTTAAAGCTAATGCTACCTCGTCTTCATTTACAAATCTTATTGAATTTATAGTACTACCCGTGACAGTATATGCACCACCAATCATATGTAAGTAATTGGAAGCAAAATCTACTTGCCCGTCTGATGTAGAAGTGAATTGAACTTGTGAACGAAGTTTTCTTATAGCATCATGAATTTTTTGCGTTGTACCATATAATTCAAACCAATCCGATACAGCTTCTATTTGTGCGTTATCAAGTGTTGACTCAAATTCAGGTATTGTAACAAATACACCTCTTTCTTTACGCACAATAAAGACCATGAAGTTGTATATTTCGTTTAAATTGTATGCCATATTAATTTTCCTCCCAAATTCCTAATGCTCTATAGGATTTTATTAAATAATAAGATTTATCTCCATATTCATATTTCTCAAGGTACTGCGGTTCAAAACCAACAACATCTCCTTTTTCCAAGCCAGAATCTTCGGGAGCTGATAGTACTTTTGCTCTATCTCCAAGTCTAACTTTTGCATCAATAGTATCAACAATACCCATTTGCTTTATTACATCTTTTGGTATATTTTCATCAATTGGTTCTAGAATAATTCTATCGCCAACTGTTGCAAGTTCATCATTTTCTATTTTAGCATATATATCCCTGTAGTCAGCTTTCCAAACATCTTTGTCGTTTATATCAATTAAATTTTTAAATAAAAACCTTTGGGTTTCACCAAAACTAAATTGAGATTTCCATCTACTTATATCGTGTTCAGACCCTTGGCATCCATCAACAAAGTTACCTCTTTTATCATGCAATGTACCTACCCATATATGGGTTATCTTTCCCGGCATTGCTACAATAAGCAATCTTTCTCCTTTACCATTTGTAAATTTTTGGTAATAAGGGCTATCTTTTGTTATTTCAGTAAAACTTCCACCATCTGATTCAAATTTTCTTTCCGCAACTACAGAATAATCAAACAAAACCTTATCTCCATTTTTAAGTTTAGAAACAACTTTTGAATTATCTCCTTTTGGATTTTTTGGCAATCCATAAATTTCACCTACTACTGTAGCGTTCCATTCAGGTCTATACGACCCGTCAAGGTATAACTCTAAATCACCTACTTTAATTGTATCTTGAATAGGCTTTGTTAAACTTAAAAAAATATGATTTACCGGTTGTGCTTGCATATATGGCATAAAATTAGACTTTTTTATTTATTAAAAATTAAAATGCCCCCAAAAATTTTGAAGGCATTTTTTTAAATTAAATCACAGCGTCAATATAACTTTCGTCTGGGATTAGCCTTAACTTCTCCCCATCTACTTCAATATCTACCCCTACGCTATGGGCAAACATTATTCTATCGCCTTCTTTAACAAGCGCAGCTTCAGTTCCAACAGCAATTACCTTACCCGTTGAAAAATCATTTTGAGCTGTTTGCGGAAGATAGATTCCCGCATCTGTTTGCATTTTTGCTTCATCAAGCTTTACTAATACTCTTTTGTTTAATGGTTTAAATTTCATTTTTAATTTAATTTTCGTGTTTTTTAATATAATCTTGCGGACAAATTGCAATAATACAATAATTTGACTTTATTCCCTCGCCGTTTTCAACTAAAGTAATTTTAAACCTTAATTCGTCTGAAGTTAAACCAAATCCCTCGTCTATTTCTTGAATTACTATTTCGTCACCATTCTTGTATGGTCTATCCTTTTTTGTTAATATAAAGTTTTTTTCTCCTGATTTAATTAATTCAAAATATTCTTTTGAAAAGTTAAATAAATGTGTCATTTTTTTTATTTTTTATTTTTAAAATAATCATTATCTAATTCCCCACCGTCCATTTTATTGGGGTAAACAAGTATGTCGTCGTCGTAAAAGTTCCGCACCATGCCGTTGTGGTATAATATGACTTTCCAAACAGTGTTTGTGTCACTGCCGTAGTCAATCCATGCAATTGCCTTTCCGTATCCAAGTGGAGTTTCGACATCTATTGGGTTGTTTAATTCGTGAATATACATTAAAAATTGTTTTCTTCTTTATTACTACTTGATAATAATTGTATTGTTGATACTCTACAATGTAATTGAGGAACATTTTCATTTGTCTTATTGTTTTGATAAGACTTTGCTTCAGGTTTGCCTTCTGTGTAAACTAATGTACCCTTCTTTAAATAGTTAGCAACATTAAGCTTTTCTGTCCAATAAGCGCAAGAAACCCAAGTTGTTCTTTCGGTATCTTCTCCTTGTTGGTTTTTAAACTTTTCGCTGTAGGCTACAGAGAAATTAATTACATTTTTACCATTGACATTGTTTACGACTGCGTCTTGTCCCAATCTTCCGATTACAGAAATTCTAATCATTGTTTTGTTTTTTATATTAAAAATTTACTTCTTCTCCGTTGTCATCTTTATAAGGAACCCAATTATCAAACGCCTTTTGCACTGCCACATCTGGTCTTAAAATTATATTTTTATCGTTAATAATTTTCTGCAATGAATCCAATCCATTAAATAAAAATCTTCTAGTTTGGAAAAACATTTGGAACAAAATAAAACCTTTTTTACCAACAATCTTTTGCCTTCTTATTTTTTTACTATGAAATTCACAAGATGGGTTTTGCGGGTCTGTTTGCGCAAATGGTCTATGGTACACAAGGATATTATCCATTTTATTATTCCACATAGCTCCATCGGTTAAATCAAATACATCAGGACAAGGATAGTTACCATCTGCCGCTTTTTGCATTTTTGTTGGATGCGCAATTATCCAAAAGAAAATATTGTTTATTTGAGAAAATCTTGAAAACACTGACAATACCCACTCCAAATACTTATCACTTCTTTGAAACTTTTGATATTCGTTTGTCAATTGGTTAAACGGGTCAATATCAACACCATCAACATTCTCCTTAACGATTAATTCTAAAAATACTTCCATTATGTATTGAGGCGTAGGTGATACATCCTTTGGGTAAACATAAAACACATGATGACAAACCAAGTCATACACATACTCGTACACTTGCTTACTTGGTCTGTGTGGATTGGCGGGGCTACAATCACATCCTAATATTATCTCAACAAAGTCGTGGTAATATTCTTCGGGCGGATTATCTTCAGGCGAGAATGTAGCAAACTTCTCTCCGTACAACATTATCCTCATGGCTTGATACCATTTTTTAAACGAAGATTTACCATAGTTACCAATACCCGTAAGAACGGTTACCTCACCTCTTTTTGGCTTAAATCTTTCATCTAATTCAGGTATTCCAACGCCTTCTACTTTAGCATACCCTTCATCATAAATTCGTAACGCTTGCTCTTTTACATCAATTCCATATATTACATCTTTCAATTTTATTCCTTCATCAAATACAGCTTTTTCAACTTCAACTTCCCTTCTTGAAACCTTATCTACCAATATTTCTTTATCAAAAGATGCGCTACCAAAATTACCCGAATTTGCTTTGTATGCTGAACGAATTGCCCTATTAGCTTCATTTTTTGTAAATTCAGAATTAGTCAAAAACTCGCTATGAATCATTGAATTAGCGGTCATTTCATTAATACCAAATCGGCAACAAGCGGATGCTAATTTAAAAATAAAATTATTCCTTTCCCCTGTTACAAATGCTTCGTTTTTATTTGAAAGCCAAGTAACGATATTTTTAAATATCTTTTCATCATCATCATTCTTTTCGTAAACAACAACCTTCTCTGTTTTCTTAATTTTTTTAAATACTTCAGCATTTTCGTTTATGTAAATTTCGGTGTCATAACTTTCATAACAAACCCGACTTACATTAATCCCACTTCGGTCAATTTCAGGAAAAACTTCTTGTAAGGCTTGAAAGTGTTCCCTATGTTTTGAACCATTAGCTATTTTTACCAATGCCTTCAATCCATTTCCAGAAGGGCTAATCCAACAAGCGTAAACAAATGGATTTGATATTATTTCAGTTTGCTTATCTCGTAATTCAAAAATATTATCAAAATCAAGCACAACAAAACCACTATGCTGAATTAATTGAACATCGGTTCTATCTGCTCCAAATTTTCCACTAAAGCAAATAGACGGAAGGTTTAATTTTATTTTATTTGCTTTCTCCTTATCAATTGTTTTTCTAATCTCCTCTACTATTGCCTTACTTTTTCCCTGCTGTATTCTTTTCAATGCAGCTTCAATAGAAATGTAATTTGGTTCTTTGGAAAAGATGTTCTTAAAAATGGTAATCATCGTTATATTGGTTTAAAGGCGTTTCTAGCGGTTTCTAATTCGTTCTGATACTTATTTTTTGGAGAAACTAATGTCTTATTTTGCTTCAATATAGCATCTACAACCCACCTCTTTATGGTTAAGTAATCTGATTTTGTTTTATATGACTTCTCTATTTTATACCCTGACAAATATTCATAAAAGTCAATTACATGCTTTTCGCCAAATTCTGCAACAAGCTGTAGATGCTCTTTTTGTGTCAATAAAATATTTTCTTTAAATTTTACTTTTTTCTCTCCTTTTACCATATCCTTATCCATATCCTTAACCATATCCATATCCATAGACCCTTCCGAGGGGCTTATAAGGGGCTTATTGTTAGATATTTTTAAATTATATTTTTCAAGCAATATAATTACAGAATTGTGCGCTCTATTGTCGGGATTTAAACCAGATGGGTACTGAAATTCTAAAAAAGATGGAATAAACCACTTATTGCCTTTATCAAAAATTATAATTTTTTCATCAAAACTTTTAACTGCTTCTTTTGAATCTATTTTTTCACCAATTCTTATTTGAGCAACCTCTATATCCACTTGCCAAATACCTGCGTGGTCGCAATCATCGCAGATATATAACCAAAGGAGCTTATAAGCCCCTTGTAAGCCCCTTATAAAGGGCTTTTTCCACTTTTCAGTGTCGGTAAATCTTTTAGCCATCTTTTTGTAATTAATCGTTAATAAAATCGGTATCTAGCACTTTGTTAATTGTAGCCAAATTTTTATCAGAAAGATTCATTATCCTTTGAATAAAAATTGAATAAAGTGTTGGATATGGTATTTCTGTTTTCCTTGAAAGCCAAGCTAGTGGTCGTTCTTCCTGTTCAAGATAGAGTAGAATCTCGTCTTTTACATTTGAATTTTTCATAAATTTTTTGATTGAAAGGCAAAGTAATGAACTTTATTTTTAATTGCAAAATTTATTTTTTGAAAAATATTTTTTATTTATTTAATTTAATTAATTACTTTTGCATATAAATAATAATAAAATGGGAATAGTATATGGTATGATTTGTTTAATTCTTATATGGTTTAAGTTGGGATATGATATGCTTAATGCACCATTAGTTGATGACGATGAAAATAAAATAAATAATTTATGAAATACTCATCTAGTTTTACTCACGACTTAAATTTTGGTGAAAAAGCCGAAGATTGGATAAATGAATTGTTTTCTAATGGTAAACTTATAGAAGTAAAAAACGATAGAATGATACATAAAACAGGTAACTTATTTATTGAATACGAATCAAGAGATAAGCCAAGTGGACTAGCAACCACTACTGCTGATTATTGGATTTACAGAATGAGCGAACTTGATTCATCATTAATATTGCCAACTAAAGCCTTAAAAGAAGTATGTAGAGTTTATTTTAAACAAAACATATTTATTAAAAACGGAGGTGATAATAACACTTCCAAAGGATTTTTAATTCCATTAACAAGATTACTAAACGACATAGCAAATAATAAACAAAATGACATATAGCACAATAATAGTTAAGAAAAAACAACTTAAATGTGGTTGTTATGATTATAATTTTAGCAAAAGCAGATGTAAAAAGCACGCAACACTTGAGGATACGGCTAATAGAATTATAAAGTATAGGCACGAAAATATAAAAGAAGATAAGGAGCAATTATGGGATTGGTTTAAAGAGCGTAGAAAAGAAATGAAGGGGATTTGTTCTAACTGCAATAATCCATCATCAAAAAAAGATGATGAAAAGTTTCATTATAGCATAGCACATATATTGCCAAAAAGATTATTTCCATCAATAGCCACGCATCCAGATAATTGGATTGAACTTTGTTTTTGGGGTAATAGTTGCCATACTAATTTTGATAATAGTGTCATTGACCTTATAGATATGAATTGTTTTGATGAAATAATAGAAAAGTTTATAAAAATATACCCAAATATTGCCGAAGAAGAAAAAAGAAAAATACCACAAGTATTGATTGAATATTATAATCAAAATAAATAAAAAAGCCCCCCTAGAAAGGAGGGCTTCAACTAAAAATCAATCAAAAAAACACAGAACTTTGTAAAAGTAGTATTTTTTTAAAATAAATTAATTATTTTTTATAAACGGGTATAATTGTTCCTACAGGATAAGTCGCACCCAATGGGGCTTGTGTAATAGATGTTTCGCCGGGAAATACTCTCATTGCTCTACGAAGTGGAACTGCTGCTTCATTAATCGGACCCAAACATCTTGCCAATGTAACGCCATTTATTTTCTTTGGCAAAACTTGACAAGGCATACAAAACATATTGCTCATTCCACCGCCCGGCTTTCTTGTAACTACAAAAGAACGATTAACTGTAGGTAAAGTTTTCCAAGACGGAGCTTGCGGAACTGAATCGTAATACCAAAAGAATGACCAAACGGTTTTGTCTGTCCCATCAGGAGTAATTGATGGATTAGCGACTAACATAGTGTTTGCAATAGAGGGACCCTCCATAACTGGACATATAGAAACGCCCAAAATGAATTTTTTACCCTGTACCATAATTGTGTCTTTTGTCCTTTCAGCGCCAGACGCACCACAAAAAGCAAATTTGCCATTGTAGATTTTTAACGCTTTTTGTTGGGAAAAAGAATTTTCAACTACGCTTAATAACAACAAGGCTAATACCAATGTTTTTTTCATATTTATATATTTTATGCTAAATTACTAATTATTTCCAATTTTCAGATTTCCAAATAACTAAATCTATCCCTTTTAAGCCCTTTGGCGGCGTTTTATGGTTTTCAACAAGTATTTGTTCCAATTTGGAACCAACCTCTGATTTTGGGCTGTTTCTGTCATAAGGAGGCATATTTTTAAATGGTGCGCCTCTTTTCGTTTCGGTTTTGCCATAATTATCCATTAAATAATTTAAAACAGATTGTGCCGATGTTAAATTCTGTTCTTTTTGAATTAATTCCAACTTTTTCAAGTCAAATCTAACTCCGATTGGTTTGCTTTTTGCCATATTTATTGTTTGTAGCTACAAATATACACAATAATTAAATTAAAAACAAATAATGTAGCTACATCATTAACTTAATATACACCCCCTATCCCATACCACAATCAACACAAAAGTTAAAGCTTTGTTAAAATTTTAACACTATATCGTAGCAAGTTTCCCGCTCAATAATTGCGTGTAATATATCACCCCTTCATCAATCCGCTACCACATAGCAAACTCAATACCATACTACTTTGTATGCAGGTCGGGAACATATTAATAATACCACGCCATGAACCGAATCCGAAAACCAAAACCGAACCCCCCGTACCTTGAATTGCTTGACTTCCCCTTTCGCTCGACCGCCCCCTGATTCTGGGCGTTACCCCCTCCCCTTCCAAGTGTTCTGGAAAATTTTTCGCTAAAGCGAATGTTTATAAGGGTTTGGCGGATTTGCGATGAAAATATCCACCATAAAGTGCATTATTTGACACTAATGATTGCATAATGCGTCATAAAATGCACATTCTGATATGCTTTTGTGCTTTATAAGGCACTTTATCAATCATTCTTGAGCCGATTGTCAATCATTTACGGCTCATTGAGTAAAATTACTCACTCCATTGAGTAATTGTTGCATTTTATACAACAGTTCATTTTTTATCTCCGTTCACGGAACATGAACAACTTAAATAAGTGAACACTATCAAAACTTGCAGAGTTTACATTTTTTGCTATTAGGGTAGTATTATTACTACTTTGCGCCCATTTATATTCATTTGCACCTATTTTGTAACAAATCTTACCCTTTATATGTTACAAGATATAACCGAATTACCCCTTAATTTGTCACATATTTATATAAATTGGTGACACTAATTCGGATATTGTCCGAGTTTCACTTCCGAATTTGTCAAGTTTTTAGTATCAAAAACTAGACATATATTGCCAATTTATAAACTATTGCATGAAATCTAATGTAAAATTCATGCAAATAAGAAACAAAGTTCCCATTTTGGTAACAAAAGTTGCCCTATTAGGCAACAAAATTAATTTAAAAATATTTTTTAATTTAAAATAATTAACTTAACTTTGTTAAAAATTATCAAAAATGGCAAGACACATTAACCCAGATTCAGTTTCTAGTAAGGTTTCTACGCTAGAAGTGAATGAGATTATTGAATTTACTAACCCATATACATCTATTGCTGTAATGATTTCAAATCTAAAAAGAAAAGAAGACCACAAAGACAAAATCTTTAAGATAAAAGTCATTGAAAACACAACACAAGTAATAAGAGTTAGATAGGCTTCAACTAAAAATCAAAATCCCCTAATTGGTACGCAATTTCTACACTTAAGCTCTTTCATAAAAAAGAAAGGCAATTAATGATGAGATTGCTACCAGTTTTTAAAAACACACAAATTGCTATGCACATCCAAGTAATCAATTATCAAAGAACATTTAATTTAGGAAATTACGCTTCAGAAAAGATTGGCGTAGAAGTGGCTATTAACGCCGGAGAAGATGCTAAAGAAGCACTAGAAACCGCTAAATTATTAGTGGAAGAATATCATAAAGAAAATGTAGCAAAACTAAAAGATTTAGGTTATTTCTATGAAGACCAAATTGAAGTAGAAACTATTCCAACCCAATCAAAGAAAACATTAACTGAAAAAACTAAAGAATTTTTAGATGCTTGTAAAACAAGAGCAGAGCTAAAGTCTTGGGAGCTGATGTCAAAAAGCAATCCGGAATTACTAGAACATTATAACAAAAAATTAAAAAGCATAAAATAATGGAATTCTTTAACACACTTATCCATTGCAGTAGCATTGGTAAATTATTAACCGAACCTATATCAAAGGCAGATAAAGAATCTGGCGAACTTTCTAAAACAGCAAAGACGCACTTGATAGAAGTGTATGCTAATAAGAGATACGGTTTTAAAAAAGAGATTGATAACAAATACACAGACAAAGGCAATACAGTAGAACCGGAAGCAATAGATATGTTATCACTTACAATAAAAAGACCGTTAAGTAAAAATACTGAAGTATTTAGTAATGATTTTTTTATAGGTACTCCTGATGTTATTGACGAAATAGTATATGATACAAAGTCAAGCTGGGATTGGATTACATTCCTTTCAAACATACCTGATAAATTAGATTCAACATACGAGGCACAAGTAAACGGATATATGGATTTATTAGGATTAGAAAAAGCTTGCGTTGCTTATTGCTTGATTGACACCCCGGAGCATATTAGAAATTCTGCAAAGTTTTCTTTATTAAGAAAGATGGATGTTATTAGTGAAGAGTCACCTGAATTTATAAAAGAATGGAATGAGAAAGAAAAGAATATGATATTCTCAAATGCCCCATTAGAAGAAAGAATACTTTTATTTACTGTTTATAGAAACGAGGAATTGATTGATAAAGCAAAAGCAAAAGTTCTCAAAGCGAGAACATTTTTACAACAACTAGAATACAAGCATTTAAATTTTAATAAATGAACGGAGCAAACATAGTAAGTGCAATACAGCATCTAAAGATGGCTAAAGAGCATTACGATGATTTTATTAGACAATACCCTAAATCAAGTGGCGCAAGGTTATTTTTAAGCCATGTAAACAAGATTAATTGGATATTCAAGGATACCATAACCCATCCGCATATAACACAATCGGTCAGAGATGGCATAAAGAAGGAGATTTCAAGCGATGTCTTTGCAGTACCCGCCATTAACGAGAAAGTCGCCCTATTAAGCCCGGAACAGCGAGAAATCATAGAGGAAACAATAGATGCTATGCTTGCCGGAGAAGAAGTTGAAATAATAGACACAGGGGGAAAGCCACTTATTGATATAATTGATATAAAAAATGAGCCAAATATATTAGGAAATTTGTAATTTAGCATTATGAAAGGAAAATTAAACAAACTAGGAGTTGCAAATGGTCTTTGGAATAACATTCGTGCTAGTAAAGGAAGTGGTAAAAAGCCAACACCAGAAATGCTTCAACAAGAAAAAAAGATTAAAGCAAAAGAAAAAAAGTAATGCACAAGACACCGGCTTGGACAAGGTCAGAAGGCAAAAATCCGAAAGGAGGACTGAATGAAAAAGGCAGAGCATCGTATAATGCCGAAACAGGAGGTAATCTAAAAGCCCCCGTTAAAGGTGGAACTAATCCTCGTAGAGTATCTTTTGCCGCAAGATTTGCCGGAATGAAGGGCGCAATGAAAAAACCAAATGGTGAGCCTACAAGGAAAGCATTAGCATTAAAAGCGTGGGGATTTAGCTCTGTCGCAAAAGCAAGAATGTTTGCAAATAGACATAAAAAATCTTAATATGGCAGAGTTAGACGCAATATCAGAAACAATTCATAGCGAAAACGAAGGCAATCCGATAATGGATTTTCTTAAAAAAGTATTTAGTGTTACACCCGCAGCCACTCCTGCAGCAAAGAAAGGACTTGTAATGCCAAGAGATTATGAATTAAAAGATAATAGAAAAGTAAGTGCCACAACAGGTAAAGCAATAAACCCAAATAGAGATTTAGTAAGCGGTAAATACCCTTCAAAAGACATATACGGCATAGTAAAAGCAGCTAAAAGATACAACCTAGACCCGTATGATTTGCTATCAGTATCACTTCAGGAAACAGGTTTAAATAAAAAAGGAGAAGGACTAGGACAAATAAAAATGTCTGATAATGAAATAATAAACGACACTCCAACAAAGATGGATACAGAAGAAGAAGGAGTTAGAGATGAATACGATATGTTTGCTAGAGCGTATATGTCAAAGATGAAATACGCAGATAGACTTGGAATAAAAGACCCTGCAACAAGGATGCAAACATACAATGGGTTAGGTAAGATTACACCCAACACAGAAAAAGGATACCACGGTTTTGCAATGCAAAGCATATACGGAGTTCCATTACCAAAGGAAGGTATTGACATGAGGAAGAATCCATTATACGGTAAAAGGGTTTTGGATTTAAGAGATAATGTTTTAAGAAAAGACGAACAATTAGCCAATTACATAAAGAATATCAGATAAAAGTGTTCAATTTCTTATGCAAAGCCTCCCCTAAAAAGGAGGTTTTTTGTTTCGTAAAGCGTAACGCTACACTTTCATAATGATTATTTGCTAAATGTTATAACTTAATGTAAATTGCATTAAAATAAATTATATGAAGAAAGCATATACGGTATATCTTGAACCAGAAACATACGAAAAATTAAAAACTTTTGCAGAAAAAAAGAAATGGTCGCTAACTCAATCAATGGAATACATTTTACAAAAAATAGTAAACAAAGCAAATGCAAAAGAAAATAATATTAAACATAACCCCACAGACGCATGTTAGAGCAACTCAAGGTGATTCAATATTCTTTAGAATCCCAAGAGAAAAACTACGCCCCGCCGGTTTAAATAGACTACTCCGATTAGAAAAATACAACAAGTACAAAGTTGACCTTTTAGCTGAAGCCAAAGCCAAGCAATTTATCCTTCCTCCCGTTGGAGCTTCTATAACTTTCTTTATACCAGTACCTCCTTCTTGGTCAAAAAAGAAAAAAAAGTTACATCATGGCAGATTTCACCAATCCAAACCTGACATAGATAATTTAACCAAAGCCGCATTAGATTCCTTGATGGCAGAAGATAAACAAATAGCTCACCTTGAGATACAGAAAAGATGGGTTGACTTTGAATCAGGGTGGATTGAAGTTTTGCACAAAGACTACGAAGATGTTC